TGATTTCCGCCTTCCGCCGTGTCGCGGCGATACTCTTCGTTACCTAGGATAGTCCCCCGCTTGAATCCGGCCTTTTCCATCGCCCTGCCGCCCTTAGCATAGTCTGTGATGCCAGATTTAGTGTCCATGGTAGGAGAGCCGTAAACTCCGCCCTTGGCCATCTTCTTTTTTGCACCGGCGTGTCGCTTCGTGTTGTATGCGATAGCGAGACTCTGCTTCTGTGGCTTTCCGGCATCCATTTCTGTGGCTACATTCTTTCCAAAGGCTTGTTTTGATTTAGAATTGATCAGCGGCATGGTTATTCAGTATCCTCAGTGTCTGGTGTTTCGTTAGTATGCTCGCCTTCGTCATGAGGTTGAGCGTCAAGTAAATCGAATGCGGCGCGTAAGGCAAGGGCGACATGCTGAGCATCTTTGGCGTGCATGGCGCGGATAAGGTCTTCGGCGCAGGCCATCAGCCCTGGGTCTTCAACACCTTCCATGCCAGTTGTCTCTTGGCCGCCATCCGGCTTACGCTTTGAGAGGATCACACCGGCTATGGATTTTGGCTTAAGGAACGGCAGTGGCACGGGCACACCTCTGAAATGGTTAAAAACCTATCAGATATGCGTAATTGGTCTACTATTTGATGAATTATAGCGAGTTTATGGAAGTTACTATCGTTTATGGGTAATATTGGATAACTTTATGGGTGCCAACCCTTATCGCGGTCGGCTAGTTCCTGAAAGTGAGTCTGTGCCGCTTCAAACATTTGACTTTGCTGGGCTTCTGCCCATTCCTTCGTACCATATTTGGGCTTGTCTACTGTGGCGACATAGGTGAAGGCTGGACTTTCTTTGAAAGCGTACAGTACGCTGTCGATTATATCAGAATGTGGATTTTTCTTAATAATTATGCGCTCGGGAGTAGACTTGTCCCAATCTATCTGAACTAAGTACGAGTCTTGTGCGAAACGCGAAGCACTTTTGGCTTTGAGCCTGCCGCGACGTAGACAATCATTAAGGATTTCAACGTTTTCTTGTTTGCGAGTCTTGTCTGCGGGCTGGATTGGTAAGTGCTTCCGGCGGCGTAATTCTTCGGCGGCCTTCTTTCCCAGTGCGCCTTCATCCATGATCATCTTAGAGATAGGGTACTCTATAGCTAGGGCTGCTATTTGCTCAGCAAGGGAAGTTATATCCTGCTTGGTCGTGATGACTTCTTTCACCAGGTAGGTGTTAGGATCGTGCTCAGACCACGCTAGGACGGCCAAGGCGTCAGCATCCCTGTACCCTATGTCAATGCCTAAGATGTAGTTCCAAAGCTTGCCTGCGGGCAAGGTAGGCAGCTCTGTGTAGTGATTGATGCTCTCGTTGTATCTGATCCATAAACTTTGTACGTCTAATACCCACTGATTGCGCCATTCCCTGAGTAAAGTAGGATAGTTGTCTTCCCACTCGCGGCGTTTTTTCAAGTCCGCTACGAACGCCCTGGGATTGGGCATGTGCGGGTTTTCGAAGAGTGTCCAGCTGTGGTTGGAATAGCCAAACTTCTTATTGTTGGTAATATCAAAGAAATAGCCCTGCGGCACTGGGCCTGGGGTGCCGGTGAGGGCTATCCAGCCATCTTCATAGTCAGCAATGGATGGAGTCAGAATATCATCCACGAGACTCTGCAGGTGTGATCCAAAGTCCTGGCTCTCATCCACACCTACACCGGGGAATTTGCGGCCTTTGAGACGCTTGATGAAGTTCTTCATGTCTGCGCCGACAAGCTTCAACTTTGAGCCATTAGGATGTAACATCCACAACTTAGACTCTATAAATGTGCATCCAATCTTGTATTTATCGTTAAGTTCCTGTAATACGGGCCACATGATATCGCGGGCTGAATCATAAGTGAGAGAGAGATAGATGCACTGTGAACCGGGGTACTTCTCTAGGGTGTTGAAGAACTTGATAGCCAGACCGGTAGTCTTTCCCGCGCGCCTAGAGCACTGCACCGCTAGATACCGGGCCGGGTCTAAGATTAAGGAATTTTGGTCTGGAAAATTAGGGTCCAGGACTATGGGCTTTGCTTTATAGTTCTTACGTTTGTTATAGGCCCGTGCCGCTCCAGCTTTAGTCAGCATCCGGCAGCCTGATGTACTTTCCCCCCCAAGTTTCGTTTTTGGGAATCATCTCCATGAAAGGATTCGTTTTGTAGACCAAGTCTTTAAAGAGTCCTGCTGGAGCATAGACAATCTTAAATAAGCCGTTTAGTGTAACTGTTATTCGCGCTAGTCTTTGTGCTCTAGGGACGTAGCGTTTTCCATCGCAGACAATAACCCACATCTCAGGCGATTTAGTGCCGCCGCGTCCGTATTCTTCTACTGTGAGTTGTCTGGGCTTTCCGTCTACTTCACAGTCTATTTTATGGTGGACGCTAATCAACATCTTCAGCTAGTTTCTTCAGGTCTGCATCGGGTAGCATATCCAGCATATCTTGCTCTTTCTTCTTCAGCTCTAAGAGCATGGATACGACATCCTTAAGATTTTGCACGGTAGCCCGGTCAATGCTACCGTGTGATACGTCGGTCCATATCAGCTTTAAGAGTCTATCTATGGCTCCTAGACTGGACTTGAGTAGGGTGTCAATGCACAAGTCATCATTTGACACCGGGAGGATACTAGGCGGTTCTGGGGGGATTTCTACAGCAACCTTCTCATATTGCCCCTTGGTGTTCTTGATAGACTTGTATTCGGTCATGATTTCTTAGATACATCGAGGATAAGAAGATTCAAGAAGTACTTAGCGGCAACATTAGCGGCATCGTGAATCCTAATTTTACTCCCTATGTTTCTGCGGCTACATTCGTCTTTAAATGCCATCGCTATGTTAGACTGCCACAACATATAATAGTCTGGGTCTTTCGATAATTTTTTTACCAGAACTTTCACAGCATGACTAAGTGGAGATTTCATATTGTTCCTGTATTCAATCATACTTTCCGAGTGATCCCAGCTTGCTCATTGTCATAACGTGCTTGGTCTGTCATGACGAACGAGGACTGTGGACTACGCAAATTATTGGAGTCCACTGATACACACGGGAGTAATTCTTCCGGACCAAACTCCATGAGCATCACATTAGCCAAAGGGATACCATAGGGCTTGCCAGCGATCATTAGGCATAGGATGGAACCATCATACCACATTTCAAGCCCTGGGTAGGTCTTGCGCTGGGGCGGCAACACGGTTTCCAGCTGACCCATGCCAGCGATAACGAACTTCATATCATGCAGTCGGGCGGACAATACTTTACGTTTCATTTTCAGCCTTCCTCTTTCAACACGGGGGTAGGGTCTGCAACTACAGATACGACTGGTTTAGCGGCTGCGGCCTTAGCTGCATTCTCTGCCTCAGCTTTGGCATTGTTTGCCGCCACAAATTCAAAGTTCAGATTGCGCATTTGCTCATAGACTTGCTCAAGATCCTTTTCAAAGCATTCAATCTTGTAGCCGAGATCACCGGCCTTGAGGGCGAGGTTCTGGTATTCATTTGTGATCTGCTCGTGTGTTCTGGGGGCTTTAAAACTAGGGACGGCTTGCATAGACTTATTCCTTTCAGAATGGGTTAAAGATGACAGACGGACACTTTTTAAGCAGGCTTCGGCCTACTTCAGTTATATGAGATACAGACTCTAGTTTTTCAGGTAACAGACTACGGCCTATGCCGATCTTGCGCCACGCGGACTTAACAAATACCCAATGTAATCTAGTGCCACAACTTACGCTATAGCCCAAGATTACATCAGGGTCTTCCCGGAGGCATGCAACTTTAACCACTACGCCGGGGAGCTGCAGTAAATTTTCCAAGAACGTATGATAGGACAGCATGTAAATAGTCATGGGTATAAGATTAAACCAAGGGTTGCCAAAGTAGGCACCGCGCAACCAAGTAGCCATGATGAATGCGTGATCACCAGGGAGATTGGCACGAGTGGTGATTAAATCTTTGTGCTTTTGCACTTATTTATCATCTCATTCTCTAACATTTGCAATAAGTTATGTACTTGAAGTTTGTACGTATGGATACCTTTCTTGCTCAATGCTATGACTATATTTCTTTGACTGATACCTTCAGCGTGTAGTTTCCAGATGAGTTTTTCTTTAGAGTTTGCAAAGGTATAATCATACAAGAACTGTCCCGCCAAACGATAGTAATCTTCGACTGAATCGTAATGTACTTTTCGGAGTTTGTAATCTCTACCGTTTGATTTTGTGATGAAGAGCCCGCAGGCGGGTTTTTTAAGGCAGCCGCCTTCGTACTCAATATCGTCGAAACCGGAGCGTTCAAGGCGTTTTTTCCACTTGATTTCAAGCTCTTTGAAAGCTTCCGTTTCATAGAATTTCTGCTTAGAATGCTTTTGATCCACTTGTAGCTACCGCCGTGGGAATGACAGCTGTAGCTTCAGCGGGTTTAGCTTCAAGGGCTTTCTGGGCCGTTGTGGCTTGGGTATTCTTAATATCAGTGAACACAGCGCTGGCGATTTGCTTTGCGGCACCGGCTCTGAAAGTGCGGACAAAGTGGTACTTGGATTTAGAATCGTCCTTTGGACCCATATGCATGACTATCACGGCTAGGGTAGACTTGATAGAATTCAGGTCCGCCGTGGGCAGATGCCAGGTAGCGGCAATGCTGGCAGCCCATTGCTCGAATTCAGTAATACCCTGTGGGACTTGGGAGGGAAATAAGCCCCTGATCTGACGAAGTAACTTGGTTAGTTTTTCAATAAAGGTCATCATAGTTAAGACTATACAACATATTTTGCATAGTGTCAACTATTACATAGGTCTATTTTGCCTATTAGATAAGTTATTGTTATTTATGACCTTTACAGTCCATGCTTGCTAATGTTGTTTCCGATTCCCACACATTAGTGTCTTTTTTATCGCATACCGTGCAGTAGTCGTATGACTCGGTGAATCCGCGATAGCGGGCCACAGTGTGCATTGTCAATTTCGGCAATGCTTGCGCGATATCATCCAAAGAATTCACCAAACGTAAAGCGTCATCCCAGGAAATAGGTGAATTGTGTGGAGCTACACAAAGCTGCAGAAATGTTGCAGAAATAGGCACCCCAGGTCCAACGCAGCCCCAATTGCCGATATAAACTATATCTGAATTTATACTGCCTATTGCCACGACCACGTAAAGTTGATTAAGCTGTAAAAATAAGTTGCTGTGGAGGAGCAGAGTGTAGGGATTAACTTCAACTATATCCCCTACGTTAAACATGAGTTCTCCCAATGATTCTCGGCGGTTTCTTGGTTTTGAAGTTGATATAAACTACATTGGATTTCACGGCATTGGTGGGCATTTCACCGCTGATAAAGGCGTCAATATCGATTGGGTTGTATCCCTCGCCAATCTTATGGCAGCGGTAGCAGTCGCAATATGGGTTATACGCGTGTTTTTCATATACAGTCATATGGAGTCTCCTTTTTATTTGAACATTATAGCTACAAGCACAGTCATTAAACTACCTACGATCAGCCCGGTCAGAGCTATAACTAGCAAGGACACTATGGCGCTTTTAATTTTGGTCATTTTGCACCTCTCTTAAATCCAGCATGACAGACTGATACCTGCCACACAACTGTGTCAAGAATGATTATTTTCCGGATGAGCCGTAAGCGCCTGTTCCTCTAATAGTTTCAGATAGCTCTGTGGCTTCGACAGGAATGATTTTAAGACAAGGCATAATAATTATTTGACCGATCCTATCGCCTTTACAGTAAACCTTAGAGCCGTACTTCATAAATCTAAAGCATATTTCGCCTCTAAACCCGGCATCGATAACTCCCACAGAATTAGTCAAGAGCACCGTGTACTTAGATATAGACGATCTAGGATAAATAAGTCCCACATATCCTTCAGGAATTTCAACGGCGAGTCCTGTCTTATACTCTACAAAGTCATTAAGACAACTATAAATAGCTCCGGACACGGCCTTGATGTCCATGCCTGCGTCGCCGTGAGTTGAGTAGGACGGGATAACCGCGTCAAGATGCAACTTTTTAAATTTAACTTCCACAACTTCCACCTTTCGTTAACTCGCACATATCAATAGCTTCCTCGAAAACTTCACCCGTATGCTTCACAGCTGTCTTGTATGCCACGCTAGTCAACGGCTGCCCGCCGCGCGCACCGTCTGGGTATACTGTCATGCCCCGCAGCTTAGGCAAGTACTTCATTAGCATGTCGCCAAAGGACTTCACGCGGTCATCATTGTTCAGTTCAGAGCCCCAGGCTGGCAGATTCACCGTGCTGGATATGGCGTGGTCAACGTACTGCTGTACGTGAGCCTGGAAGGCTAACCTACGCTCAACGTCTTCGGCGAGGCTATAGGCATCCTCGATGCTGTCCGGGTCAATGCCTTGGTCTACAAGCCGCTTAGCCGTGGGATCTATTACATACTCGTAATGCCAGCTGAAGCCTTTAAGGTAACGGCGCTTGTAGGCTGCACAGAACACCGGCTCAATCCCTGTAGTGGTGTTTGCCAATATGCCTATGGTGCCGGTAGGAGCTATAGCCCTAGTTTTCACCGGAGTACTTATCTCCCAATCACTGGCATAATTATAAGCATGCCTGCATGACCCGGCATATATATCTAAGTAATGGTTTAGTACTTGATCAGGTCCATACCTGCGCCCGTTCTTTAGTAACCATTCGTGGATGCCCATCAGGCCAAGCCCTAGCCGACGATTCTTTGACCTGACACTATCCACCCGGGAGTACGGCACGTCACTATAGAGAGTTCCGGCTAGCAAGAATGCCGTGCCGAGTTCAACTGCGCGCTCCATGTCTTCCAAACTGTCAATTTCTGCTAGATTAATACTGCCTAAATTACATATATCTGAATCATCTCGGGAAGTTATTTCAGTGCAAGCATTTCTAAGAGTCTCCCCGGTATTGGCGCCAGTGTCCACCGAGAAACCTGGCTCTGCAGTCTTGAGCATTTGTCTCACTGTAGCCCAATACACTCCGTGGGCTAAAGCATTATGTAAGTGCGTATCATCATGATATGCGTTGAAAAATTCTTCATCGAGTTGTACAGATACATTCGTCCCGTCTAGGTCGGCTGGGAAATTAAAGTCTTTAGCTTTCATGGCCCGAACTTCTGGTATCCAGTTCTTGGCGGTAATGAATTTGTGTATATCGGGATGCTTCCAATTAAGTCCAGCCCATATGGCTGAACGCCTAGACCCTCCCTGCATGATGCCCCTCCCTGCCTCGTTGATCATCTTAGCCAGAGATATAGGCCCGGTGGCTACGCCGCCAGTCTTTCGCACTAGGCGGCCTTCAGCCCGGATAGCGCTGTAATCTATGCCAATGCCTGCGCCAGTCATAAGGGCCATTGTGCATTTTCGCATCAAGTCGGCCCAGCCTTCCCTGGAGTCTTCGGCGCGGAGTAGGAGACAGTTTTGGGTCTGGTGGAAGGGTCTTCCAGCGGCATAGAGATACCGTCCCCCCGGGATAAACTTCTTTGAAACTATTAGGTTTTCTATCTCAGATGTCAAGTTTTTGCTACAAGAAACTGCGCCCATTACATTTTGTACTACCCGCTTAGCAATATCCGGCCATGTCTCTTTGGTACCGTCTGGCAGCGTGTGGCTGTACTTCTGTTCCATGATGCGCTTTGAAAACGAATTCACTTTAAATCTCCTAGATTATTGGCTATTACAGGTTTAGTTATCAACGCTACACCGGGTAGAATGCTGGTGTTCTCCATGGCATATTTAAGAGAATCTGCTACTTCAACGGCAATTTCTTCCGGGCATTCTACTATCAGCTCATCGTGGACCTGCATCACTAGTCTAATATCTGCCCACATACTGTCGCTTTCCGATAGTTTATGGCAAATGTTCCAAAAAGAGATGGCGGCGCGGTTCATGATACTTGATGCCGTGCTCTGTACTCTGTGATTCATTGCAAGATTCAATAGGTTACGATAGTCATAAGGTAAATCTGCATGCGCAGTTTTTCCAAACAACTTTGGTATGCCCATGGCTTGCGGCATGCGTCTGGGTCGTCCATATAAACTGTGAACAATGCCATATAGTTTAGCCTGTTCATGGCTTTCCAACATCATGGCCTCTACGGCCGGATAGGCAGTGAAGTAGCGGTCAATGAGGTCTCGTGACTCCTCCATCGAGATCTCCATTGCGGCGGCCTGCTGGGCAGCTGTGCGGCCATATGGCGTGGCTAAGGCTAGCACCTTAGCTCTGTCCCGCAATCCTGGATATTTCTTTGCGAAACTATTTGGATCGTCCTTGAACAGACTGAGACCGTGAATGCCAAAGATAGGGGCGCCGATTACGCTGTAGAAATCTTCACCGGAGGCAAAGCAGGCCATTAGCGTTTCATCTTGGCTGATACTGGCGAACACTCTAGGCTCTAACTGAGAATAGTCGGCCCCTACAAATACCTTCCCTTTTCGAGCAATAATACAGGACTTTACGCGTTTGTCTTCCCTAGGAAGATTCTGAAAGTTTGGAAGTTTTGAGCTGTATCTTCCGGACGTAGTGCCGTGCTGCAGAAAGCTAGGCCGGATGACATTGTACTTCATGCGGCCTTGGATGCCTTCGACGTAAGTTCCAAGTAACTTCTGAGCTTTCCTGTACTCTAATAGCTTTGCCACCCAGCGGTACTTGCCTGCCATCTTGCCCAGCGTAACTTTGCCGCTAGTCATGTAGGCCCAGGGATCAGAGACTTTCTTAGGGCGGCTCATTTTGCCAGTTTTGGCATCTAGCGTACCCTTTTGCCATACTCGGCCTTTGTTTTCTTGTACTACGCGTATGAATTCACGCTTGGCACTAGGCGTGTATGGTATTTTAAGCTGCAGAACCTTACAGACTTGACGGCCAACATCAGTCAAATTATTGAATTCATTGCCTAATTGCCCGAATAATAGCCACGCAAGTTGCTGGCAAGCGCCTATGTTGAAATAGTTGGTCTTGCCGGTGCCTGGGTACTTGCTTTTGACGTGGGCGTCAATTTCGCGGAGTATGAAAGCCTTTGCTTCGATGCATTCCGCATCCAGCTCACAGCGGAGTTTCTCCAGCTTCACGGGATCAACCTGTAGACCGGTGGTATTCAGCTCGTACGTGGGGCCTCTGAGTAGGGGCATAGTCTCGTATTTATAGAAGAATTTGTCTAAATGTTGCTCATATAACTCCGGAACAAGGTGATAGAACAGTTTGAGAGTGAGGATTGCATCTTTAGCACCGTATTGTGCTATCAGGTCAGCATCGGCCTTGTATAGTTCGTATTTGTCCTTAGTGAGCACTCCGCCGTTAGCTGCTACACTGGCTTTCATCTCAATTTGTTCTTTTTTAGAAGACTCGCCGTAGATACTTATAGCGAGTTCTTTCAACCCTACACGGCGGTTTTCGTTTAGCAAATGAGCAAGCAACATGGTATCAGTATGCACAGAGGGCATCAAGTCAATACCGAAGTTGTTGTTGACCATAGAACAGTCCAACACTGCATTGTGCATGATCAAGGACTTATTTTCTATCGACCGCATGAAGGCTAATATTGACAGGGCGGGTGATAGATCTATCAACTTCTGGTTGATAGAGTCCCAATATTTGCAGATGACATAAGACCCAACTTCAATATCAGCGCAGACCGAAAAGCCTATGACGTGGTCTTCCTTGTTGACTCCTGTGGTTTCCGTATCAAAGGCTATGTATTCTTTATCTTTGAGATATTCCTGAAGTTGATATAAGTCAGCTTCAGTCCTGATTACTATTAGCTTTTCCATACCTTGTCCGCTCTTCTAGTTCTACCCGTTTGAAAGCGCCGCCTACAGCGGCTCAAGAGCCCGGATCTCAGCCAGCCCCATGCAGTCGCCGTATGATTCGGCGATTATCTCCGCCGCCCTGTCGCGGCCAGCGCACCATTGCTCGCGGCCGTAGGCGTGCAGTAGGTATGCGATAGCCGCCGTCATGTGCTGACGATTTTCTTCAATGGTCCGGGTGTTCCAATTATCGACTAGTTCTCGCGCCATCTGCTTCTCGGCTTCATAGACGTTTTTGTCTTTGTTATAGTGTCTCATTAACTTTACCCCATTTCACCGATGTGTAAGATACGACTTCAGTCTTGCGATCCTGTCCGCGCAAGTTAGATGCAGTTTTATTGAAGAATTTAAATGATGTTTCTTCATCCTGCGTCATCTCCCGCAGGTGCTCAGTATCAGAATCGAACATAAGCAAGTATCTCTCATCCTCTTTGATAATGTCCACATTTTGTTTTTTATGCCTTATTTTGCAAAACTTGTACGCAGTCACTGTAGGGGCGCCTTGGGTGTAACATCGCTTCAGAGGCTGCCAGACGGCTAGTAGGTAGTCGCAGTATGACTCGAAGTACACCGTGCCATACGCGGCGTCCTTATTCAGCTCAAGGTCACCGATGCCAGCTTTCTCCCTCGGCGCCTGACTCTGCATGACTAGCATGGTGTTAGTCTGAACGGCGAAGGCTTTCATTTGATGACAAATGTCCATTAGATCTTGATTCTCACCGTCCCGGCCTTTCTTTTTTAGGGCGCCTATGTGATCAATGACTACACATCCTACTTTTTTTCCAGTGATGGTCTGAAACTTCAATAGATAATCTTTAATATTATCGAAAGATAGGTGTCTAAACGTGCCGTCTTGGTCATAATTGCTCAAGATATGAACCTTGTCATGCAATTGGGTCTTGTCACCACACATGGTCTTCCAGCGGTCGGCTATCTCATTTGACGTTTGCTCCAGGGGCAAGAAGAAATGGTCATAGTCTGGGTTATTCTGAACAAAGCCTAGAAACATATTCAATGCTACCGAAGTCTTGCCTACACCGGAGCCAGCTACAAGACCTATGACTTGACCTAGGCGGAATCCGTGGGCCGTGTTGTCGAGGTATCCCCAACATGGGAATCTCGTGCCCTTGATAGTGTCTCCCGATTTTGACAGGATGTCCTTGACTGTGCTGGATAGGTTCAGCGAGTCTTTGTCTGCGGCTTCCTCATATGTCCATATCTTGCCTACAATGCCCTCAGCATAGCTTATACGGTGCTTGGGTGCCCTTGAAAGGGCCTTGGCACAGTTTACTAGCACGGATAGGGCTTCGGCCTTGGTGAAGCCTGCAGCGAACATCAGGTGCCCTAGACGATGATCTGACTTGCTCCTGTCGTCGGTATTGCAGGACCATATATCCTTAACTTCTTTACTTGATGCAAGTAACTTACCGAATTTACTAGGCAAGATATCGTCAATACGTGAATTTTTATCAGTTATATCGTAGGTTTTGTCAAAATGCTGCTGACAGTGTATTTCGTCATCGTGGGTAAGCGGTGGAAGTATGGCATCCAGCTGCTCACAGGTGTATACTGCGTCACCTTGGTGTAGTAGTTCACAGGGCTTGAAGTCTCCCTTTACTTTCGTGTTTAAGGTGCCCGGCGCCCGCATGAGTTGATAAATTCCGCCCACCGCCGGGTCAGTATTGAAATGACGCATAAGGCGCCTAGTGAGTTTCAGATAGCTCATAGCATCGAGGTCGGACACCTGCCAGTAGACATGGATGCCGTTCCCAGAGTCCACAATGAATGTCGGCACTATGGCGGTTCTACCCACCATAGCAATGAAGGCCTCTTTTGACACACAATTTCCAGATTTTAAATCAAAGTCTATGAATACATAGGTGAACGTGTCTATGCTGGAGCCGTCAACAGTGGTATTTGGTGTGTAGTTTGAGGTGGTGTTGGGCAAGAAATAAACGTTATATCCTTCAGAGTTGATCTGAGCTATTTCATATTCGTCAAACTGACCTTCTTTTACGCGGGGCCAGGTAGGACTTGAGTCTAATAGCCACTGAGGGGCAACGCAGCGATAAATTGTCATATCCCCCTTCTGATGGTCAGGCCATGGTGACTTGAACACCAATCATCGGAGCCACAATCCGAGGTTTTACCGGTTAAACTATAGCCTGATAAAATCAGGGCCGATGCGTCTCAGTTCAGTGAGATAGGCCATCAGTTTAATTACCAGGTTCGCCTGATTACCCTAAAAATGTGCCGGTCTCTCCCGACTGTCACGCCCACAACTCCGACGTTCAGCCGGGTGCGACCCGACAAATCCATTACACAGTCCGGCGAGTTCCACCGAGCAATGCTTGTACTTTGGCTTGACTGGCCGCTGAAGGCGCACGTGCTACTGACTTTGGCGGTACGGCGCGGGCTGCAGGGGCCTCATCGGCTTGTGTTTCGTCTCCGCCTTCATCTGCTTCACCGGCTGCCGCGTCTGCGTCATATTCAGGTTCTTCACCTTGTGAACCGCTTACATTGACGCCAGACACGTCTGTAACATTGTCCTCATCGTGTTCAACGGAGTACAGATATGCCGGGCGGCGTCCTTTGATTTTCTTGCCCATGCCGGTGAATGTAACGCGGCACATTTGACCGGCTAGAGCTGGAATGAGCATGCTGTTCATGCAGGTCTTGCCCCATACACCAATAACGCCTTTTTCCGTCTGGAAGAAATGAAGCATTCCAGGGCCATACTCCTTAGCGGGCGTTACCTTCGATCCTAAGTAGAAACCTTCTATTTGAGTAGGATTGGGTTTCCCGTCTTCATTTTGTCCACCCAGCGTTATAGTCGTGCAGTCGTTGAAATTAGGTACATTTTTGTACGCCATATTATTTCTTCTCCATCCCGTGAGGACCATTTTCCATCGCGTATACTTCAGTTGCTTTGTCCATTTCATTGACGAAAATAATAAAAGTACGCCTTTCTTCTGCCCAGTTCTGCGGATTCAGAGTCGTGGTGATCTTTTGAGCTTCGTCAGAAAAAATATCCTGCCATTTTTCGAGGGTCACAGTGCTTTCTCCTTATTTTTTATGCTTTTTATGTATCCAGACAACAGTATGCAGTAGTTTGCTAGGTCAAGCAAGGTATCTTCTACAGATTCGTCTTTTACCTCCAATATGCCTTTCTGCGCGAAAGAAGTAATGCGAGACAACTTGTCTGTCATTCTCACCAGAAAACCGCGTACAGTGTCCGTGATGCCTAAGACTTCCACGCGGCTGAAGTTTGCGAACGGGTTATCGCCTTCACCGGTGTAGTCGGCATTCTTTGCCTTGGTGATAGCGATCATCTTTTCACATACTGCGGAGTGATATTCAAAATATTCGGCTTTGGTCATACTTCTTCCTCGCCGAGTTGGCGGATTAAATCACTGAGGGACATCTCATCGGTCTGGCGGCCGCCCGCGACATAACCAGGCATCTTCAAATATCCTCCCCGGCCCGATCGAAGCATGAACTGTGCGAGCGTCTCCGCCGTCATCTCTCTAGCAGCACAGAATCCTGCTTGAAACGCGTCACCTGTGTCTTCCCGTTCGTAAGGGATGCGGTAATGTGAGTCCAAATATTGTTCTGTAAGCTTATCAATAAGTTTCATGCTTTGTCTCCCAAGAAGTTATCCATTAAGATATGTAAAATTGCTTTTTCTAACTTGCGGATAGTCTTATGCTTTATCTTCAAAGGCAATTCAAATTCCACCACATGCAACATCTCATGTATTAGCGTGCTAAGCAACTCCCGTGGGTTGAGACCGTGTTTTATTACTATAGTTTTGGTGTCGGAATCAGTCATAGCATAACAGTCTAAATTTTTCTTGTAGACTATTTTGTATGTTTCCATGCCAAAATATATTTGTTCTGGGTAACTATTCTGCGGGGGTAGACGGATAGTCTTCATGTTGCGCCCTTGGGATAAATTCTAGGTACTCCATCCTCGACTACACAGAAGCAACCAAAGGACTTTCTGAGCATCTTTTTGGCATACCGCATACCTGCACCGTTTGGGTTGGCAGTACACCCGGCAGACATGCCCCATAGCGGAGTTTTGCGGTGCGGAGACTGCGCATATTCCAAAATACCTTTATGATCGTGTCCCTGTACTACTGAATGACCTAAAAAGCAGGCTTTCGCTAGGGCTGAGCCGGACTGCTCATCCCCGTGAATATAGCCCACACCGTCTATCATGAGCGGACCTCTAGACGTGTCGTGCCACTTCCAGCCCGGCATAGGAAAAGCCTCTTTAAGCGACTTAATCAGCTGAGAGGGGACACCAGCCGTGTTAGCGGCTTTGAAATACCTAATATCATGATTTCCAACAATAATGTGCATCTTAGGAAACAAGCTAAGAAGACGGCTCGCAGCGTCTGCGGTAGCTTGCCATTCTGCATCGTTACCTGAATCGTCGGTGTCCCTCCCATATTTAGACCACGTCTTCTGATCGGTCAGGTCTCCAACGCAGACTATTGAGTCAGCTTTGAACCTTTTATTGAAGATGTGGGCTTCCTTCAGCAAGTGCCAATCTGGTGCGGGCAAGTGTGGATCTCCCAAAACTAAAACTTTCATCTGTATTGTTCTCCTACGATGCGTTTCAGGTCTCCTCGGTGATAGCTACCGGCGTGTTAGCGGGAATTTCTACCGGCGCCGGTACGTGGGTAGTGTTCCGGATAATGTAGCTCTGGACATCCTTGGAACGATCATCGATGTTCTTAATAGCCGTAGTCATGTTTTCGGAGATAGTGTCTAGCCGTTTATTCATAGCGTCCGTCACTTCCTTGAAGGCCTTGCTCACTGTTTCATGGTGCCAGGTGTCTGTCAGATATTCCTTGACCACGTTTCGCAGTTGCTTTCTCATGTCTTTCAGTTTAGCTTCTTGTCCCATATCGTTTACCGCCTTTGTTATTACTTTGACACGTATTTGATATTTTTAACAGCTTTTATACGCCTGCGCTCCTTGTTTTCAGCTTGAGTTTTGATTTTATGGCATGGCTTGCAAATTGTGCGCAGGTTCCATAGCGGACAAAATGCGTTATCTATCACCTGATCCCAAGTCATATCTTCTAGACTAATTTCTACAGGAATTATTGGTTCCCAGTGGTCCTGATCGCACAAGTAGGTCGGTGTTGGTTGGTTGCACTCCATACACCGGGACCATTTCTTTACTTTGGGTCTGTCTGAAGCAGCGTAAGTGATCCTACCTCGTTCTGATGCCTGCCGTCGTAGTTCTGAGCGACTAAACACCCTGCGGATAGCACCCTTGAGCAACCCGCGCTCCTTTGCTGTAATCCTGGGGTTATTCAAGTTCCATCCTGCTCTGATCGCCTTCCAGTGTTACCGCGTACTTACTGGAAAATAATTCTTTAAACTCGGAAGTATGCTCAATTATTAGCACAGATTTATGATCAAGACTTAGAGATTCGAATAGTGAATAAGCCTTAACCTTCAGGTCTGGGTCCAGTCCATCCAAACTTTCATCGAAAAACAGATTATCAAAATGAACACCGGCGGCATTGGCAGCGGAATTCTGTACCGCAATACTGAAGCATAATTTAAGCAGCCCGCGTTGTCCTTTCGATAATTGATGATAGACGCAGTCATACCCGGACTTTGACACTGTGACTTGTAGTTCATCTTCGTTAAGCCTGAAAGTAACTGTCAGCTCTGCATCAAAATATTTGCTTAGATACCCATTAGTTGCATTTTGCACGTCTTCAATTGCTTTGCTGAGCAGCTGGCCGCGAAAGACGAAAGACAGGTCATAAAGCCTGGACAGCTGGGCTACCCGGTACTCCAGAGCACTTGCATTGAATAGGAGGTCGTCTAAATCACGTTGACCATACTGTATCCGTCTATCCAGCTCTATGCATTGTAACGTGTGCGGGTTTCCAGCTTCCCTACAATTTTTAAGTTGTTCAGCGTATGTATTTTCAACAAGTCGAGCTTGTTGAATTTGCTGTGTATATGGATTTATGTGCGCGGCTAGACGACCAAGGTCGGCATTGTACCTGTCTAGCAGGTCTTTACGCCTATCATTAGCAGCTTTGTCCTCCATGAGGCTTGAAAGGGCCTTAGAAGCCGCCTCTGGTAGCGCGCCACATTGACTGCAACGTCTTTCAGACACTATCGTTGCAGCACTATCCCCATAACGACTGTCAGGCCATATCGATAAATTCAGATCAATTATTTTAGTGGATAATTGTTGAACGCTATTCTGCCGATTTACTTCATGATCATTCAGTTCGACTAAGAGTTTAGCTAAGGTATTTGCTTTTTCTGCTTCAAAGCCTTTGCTGCGAACCTCAAGATTTGCGATGGTCTGAGCCTGACTAGACTCCCACTTGGATGCAAGGCGTACTGCATCAGCATGCGATTCCAGGAGTTGTTCCAAGCGCCCTGTGAGTTTAGCTCGTGCCGTCTCTTCCGTGCAGAGGTCAATTTTGGCATCTTTTCGGAGTTGAGAAGATCTTTCGGCAAGTTTTGCAGGGGTAGCCAGCTCCGTAACCCGTTCGAACAGAGTTCGTTGGTCCTTAGCGTTTGCGGTAAAGAATTGACCGGAAGGGCTGAACTCGTGGTAGTAGGCAGAAACCCGGTATAGTTCAGAAGAAACACCCAAGCGCGTTTCAAGAAGTTTTTGCGTTTCAGTGAGGTCTTTTCCTCTAAACGGCGCACCGGCAAAGCCCGATTCAATCCAAAATAAGTCGTTTTGTTTTGCTCTGCCTCTTGTGCGAGTAACAGTAATCTTTCCATCTCCGAGTTCCACATCTAACACCCCCGTTGTGGCATCGCCATACGGTGACTGCCATGACCTGACTTCATCTACCTTGCCGCCCTTAGCCGTAATACCATACAAAATCCAACAGGCTATGTCCATTACTGTAGACTTACCCGCTCCTGTCGAGCCATATATAAGAGCTAGACCTAAGTTTGAGAAGTCTATATCAAGATTGGCATAAGAGCCAAAGTTTTGCACCGAGCAAGTTCCTAATCGCATACTTTTAGGATCTCTAAATTACACGTATACGCATCATAGTGGGCGCCATCATAGGTGCATTCGCTCTTATAATAGATGGCCCCGTCGGCGCATATAACTATTTGGGCTATTCTAAAACATAGCCAGGGATTATCTTTTGAAACCACATAATCCCCAATGCTAAACTTAGTTTCTATTTTCATAGTATCTCCCTCCAAAGTGCTTTCAGCTTTGTCTTATATTCCTTTGAATCATCTGTGTTGTCAATCACCATGTCTAGTACCTGGCTGTCGGTCATAGCTCCGGTCTTAGCCCTTGCTCCCGCTCCTTCATTCTCAGTGCAGACTTTGTCGAATTTAAAATTGGAGTGTCCGAAGAGACGGGTGCCGATTTCAGTTTTGTTGAGGGCCGCAAGCTGTGAATAATTAGCGCTAAGCTTAAGCCAGACCAAATCCCCAGGCCGTACATTATCCACAGGGTCATAAAGTGTTTCCATTGTCCTTTCAAGTTTTACGTGCTTGCGTAGGTTAGGGAGTAGTTCACGGGTAAAAGTACCATCGGCATAGAGCACGAGGAAACCCTTGGGACCGCTGGCAGCTTCGGCAAAGGTCAAGGTGTACGGATTGCCAATGCTCAGGGTGGTACCATTACTGTAGTGAGAGTGGTAGTGACCCAGAAACACCGTGTAACCGCATATGTCATGCGGGTCAATAGCAGATGGGTCTTTCATGTAGTGGCCCATGTCACCGCCTATGGTGCCCTGGTGGCCTATGACTATAGATCCGGCCTTAAACTCCCGTATGCACTGCAGAAACCTTTCAGCAGACTGCTGGTATGGTATGAAGTTAAGTGTACCGTTGCCCAATGGAAGCAGGCCCAAATCTTTGACCGGATGAGCTATTACAGTCGCATAGGGCTCTAGAAAATGAAGAGCGTGCTCACTTCCTTTTTCGTTTAATAGGCTGTGATTGCCGACTAAGCAAAATACATGAACCTTCTTATACGCAGCGTAATTCATCGTATCTATCAACGTGTTCACGACTTCAGCCCGTAGGATGGCTTTGTCATTTGTCAGATCACCGGCGTCTATCAGTGGCACTCTAAGCTCTGCAGCTTTATCTATGGCAGCCCGGAAGGCTTGATCAGCTATTTTATAGGTGCTTAGGGAGTAATGTACATCAGAAATTAAAACTGCTATAGGTTTACTCATTTATTTATAGCCCTTACAGCTTCGACAATATCTGTTACTGGTGATCTTGCGCCCGTCAATCAGCAACCTGCCGCACTACTCCAGAAATGTGGTCCGCCTCTTTCACAATATCCACCTGGTAAGTCCCGGGCGGGATCGTGACCGGGTTATGCTCCTCATGCTTCAGAGTCGTCGCGCGCTCGATGATCATGTAGAGCTGGTCCATGACGCGCACAACCTGGGCCGAATCGGTGTCGTCAACGAGCGCGTGGACGTGGCCTGTTGATTCACCGGTGGCGAGGATTTTACTTCGGGTCAGGTCGTCCTCAGTGCGCTGGCCCGCTGGGATAGAATCGATTCGTTTCATCACCACGTCACCTTGTTGAATAATCATGTAATAATCTCCGGTTTGATATAGGTTTTGGTTCCATTGCGCCAAGAAAGCGCCTGCTCGCATGTTTTCACAGTTTCATCGACTCCGCCATTGGGTGTTCCCACTCCCTCCACGTGCCGCTCGCCCGTACTGGGATTTTGCATCGACAGATACGGCCCAATCCGCCGTCCTTCATACTCAATCGAACCAAGCTCGTAGCCATCCATTTTGTCAATCCGCTCCCATTTGAGCGCGGATAACATCGCGCTGATCCCGATTTTTTTCACCCCTTCGGCCCGCTGCTGGGCATTTGGGAGAGCGAGGATTTTAGTGGAGTCGAGTTCCTCCTTCGGTGTCATAACGAGCCATTCGGGTATCTGGACGCCGTGGAGCGCATAGACCGCAAAACCGTCCATATAGTGGATCGCCGGTCCTCCGTCCCGATGGATCTGCGTCCCGTCCATGTGAATTTCACATGGGCGCTCACTGATAACGCAAATGTTTTGATAGGGGTAAAACCAACCGCCTTCTTTCGAAAGATCCATGAGGGGGAGAAGTTTTTCGCAGGCTTCGATTTTTAACACTTCGAGAAAATACTGATAAAAGCCCAGCCAATTAGCGTCATGAGACCCAAAACAGGTTTCTGAAAAATCAAAAGTTTTCACCGAGTCCACCACCGAAGCCCCCACCGAGTCCACCACCGAGTCCACCACCGAGTCTGCCACCGAGGCCCACACAGAGACCCGCACCGAGTCTCCCACCGAATTTCGCACCGAGTCCCACACTGAGTTTCGCACCGAATCACACACCGAGTCCCACACTGAGTTTCGCACCGAATCCCACACCGAGGCTACCATCGAGTCCCGCACAGAATGGCCCACCGAGTCTGCCACTGAGTTTCGCACCGAGTTCACCACTGAGTTTCGCACCGAATCCCACACCGAGGCTACCATCGAGTCCCGCACAGAATGGCCCACCGAGTCTGCCACTGAGTTTCGCACAGAATGGCCCACCGAGTCTGCCACCGAGGTCCACGGCTCAAGTGACTTTGCCGTTTCTACCGGGACTTTCAAATGCTCCAGGAAATCAGCGTAGATTTTTTTCATCAGGTCGTCATTTCGCAAACAGCATACCGTGAGCCACCCCGAGAGGGGGGATGTGCTCCAGACGATCTGTTTTGGAGGCGCAAGCCCTACTATCTGGTACGCGCGCCGGATTGCGTCCTCGGCTTTCGGGCGGTCAGCTGGACCCGGGGCTAGACCGATTTTTAACCAGCGGTCACGATAGACGGGGAGGAGTGCTTTTTGCGAGTCGGTTAAGGTTTCGATTTTGGTCATAAGTTCTCTCTTTCTTTTGTGATGGCATACTCTAGGTTTCCATAATGGTCGTCAATTCTTCCCTTTCTTTGCCGTGCAACGGGAGAGGGCTTCTTCAATTTGATTGAAGCAGATATCTGGCGCATCCCATTCGCTATACACCATTTGAAGCGCCGCAGTAGCTAGCACGAGCTTGGCGCGGAGTCGGTCCATTTCATAGTTCCTGCTTGCAGACACCGTGCGGACCTTTCGCACTTCGTCTTTCAGTTCCGCAACATGGGCCTGAAGTGCAAAGCGTTCCTGTTTCAGCTGGTCGCGCTCGGCGCGGAGCTGATCTATTTCCAGCCTGTCTGCATTGAGACATTTGTAGGTGTCTCGCAGTTCCTCCCGAAGCGTGTCGCGATCGGCGCGGAGTTGGAGAATCTCTTCATTGTCACTCATCGTCTTTCCCTTCAAAGGTGAAATCTGTTTCCTGCCATCCTTTTGCCGTTACCATTATGTTCATCTTATTGACTGAGACTTCAGATGTCGAGAGGTGATTTTTCTCAACTTTGGCTTGAGTTATAATGCCAACTTTGGTCTCAACTTTGTTAACTTGTTTCGTTAAGGTCTTGATCTTTTTCATTTCGAGGATAAGGCTGGAGTGGAATGAAATCTTATGACCACCACTGCGGCTCTGACCTTTCTGCCCAAAACCTATTTTATCTGTCATCTGGTTGATCAGCAGCAGGGTTATGGAGCCGGGGTACTTGTCCATAGTCGCCACAATATGTTTCATGTAGTCGCTGTTTTCTACGGCTTCGCTACCTGGCTGGTTGCTTTTTTCGTCGTCGATATCACGCTCTGCTCTAGAGCGACTAACGCTACCGCCAATACTGTCATGCACAAGTAAAATTTTAGAATTAGGATCGTCGCTTTTGATGGTTTTGACATATTTGAGCATTCCTCCCGCTAGTTTGCGAATCATTGTGCTTTGAACGACTAACAGTTGCGAAGAGTCACCGCCGAAGTGCTTATCAAAGCGAGTCTTGTCAAATTTTTTCTCTGAATCGCCAAGGATTACATATGCGCCTTGTTTCTGAGCTGAGGCCATAAATTCACCGGCTAAGGTGGACTTTCCAGAGTCGTATGCACCTGCAACCTGAATGATACTATCATATGGAAGCCCCAGCGTGCCAGTCAGCTGTACCCAAGGATGACCTTTGGGTGCCAGGATGAATTCTTCCGGTTTTGACGGCCTACGCAGTACAGTACCTGTCGCCAGCATAGCAGCGCCTGTTGTGTCCTTGCCGTATAGTAGGCGGGCCTTAACTACGATCTCATTTACGTCAATTTTGGTCATAGATCCTCAAAAGTTTTCCGGCAGGTGAGATTCGGTACTCACAACTCCAGCCTATTCTTGCCCTTATTCTAGCTGGCCATCCCGTTTGACTCTAGGACTGTGTGTCCTTAAGGATACCCACACCGCTGCCGGAAAACTTTATTTAACTTTTAAATACACAGATGAATAAAAAAAACATGATTGAAAAAACGGCTACTATTCCAGAGTATACTAAAAGATTTGTCATTCGAAACGACCCCGACTAAGGCCACGAAAATAAATATGTGCCTCTTTGAAGACATTGAAGTAGTTCTGAAGCAAGTCGCGGTCAACTTCTGCAGTGTCGAATGCCACCTGCTCACTACATACCAGAGCATTACTATCAATCAAAGCGATTAGCGTGGCTTCGGTAGGTTTCTTGTCTTTTTTGTTACACTCTTCTAGGTACACAGCGGCGCGGACTGATTTGACTCCAGCTTTGCGCATCCTAGCATCCAGGTCAGTGATGCGCAATGCATTAGCGGCATGTATTTGACCGGATAAAAACTTGGCTGCCAGTTTTTCAGCTTCCTCTATCGTCGGGCTGGTTACATACGCCTCTATGATATCTCCATGCAGGCCCGCTGCTAAGCTAGCTAGTACTTCCATAATTTCTTTGTTCATTTGTTGAGTCTCCCTTTACTTAGATCGTACTGCAGTTCCCAAGCGGCGTCAACCGCTTTTTCTGCGCCAGTCAGCTCTCGTTTTACACTGCAAACATGTTCTAAATATATATCCGCGTAGGCGGATGAAAACCCACAGCAAACACAAGTCGTCATCATAAACTTACTCCTATTGATAGTCCGAATACGCCATTGGATAAACCCCATATGCCCGCGCTGATAGGCCCTAAGACTTGTTTGCTAACGCTGGCGCCATACACCGGGGATGGGACGGAGAGGTCATGCACTGACAGCCCGGCCAGGGCACTTATGGTGACTTTGGGCGAGTTATAGATTACCGTCTTGTCCCGGGTTTCGGTCTTTTGGGTTTCTTCACTAGTATTTGAAGTTTTAGCCCTAACTGTCTCATCGTCTTCCGTGATTTCCGTAACCACAACTTTCGTGCCGTCTTTTGAGTCACTTTGGGTCACTTTTGTTTCTATATGTTTGTTTTGATTACTATCGGTATTGATAGACTCAGTCTTTTTATCCGCAGTCACACTAGTGGCGTGATAAACTACTTTAGTTGGTGCAGCCCACCTGCCCGCTGCGAAGGCCACCACCAGGGCTACCGCTATAGTGCCTATTTCAGCCTTTACCATCATGGTCAGTCTCCCATCTTGTGGATTCTACCCAGGTGCCTAGATGCACGGCTCCTAGCACCGGGGTCAGTAGGGCTGCTACGGTGCCAGCGTCTATCGATCCTAGAGTCACAGAATCCCCATTCCACTTGATACAGACTCCAGCGGATAGTATTTTGAATAGAACAGTGGCCATAGCGCCGATTGCAAATTTTTCACTTAGTTTCATTTCTTTTTTCTCAGCCGGTACGTGTAAAGGCCAGTCCCCAGATATTTTTCTACCGGGCTATACTTGCCCACAGCGATGTAATCCACTTCCACTTTGCCTGGGTATGATTCAAGTATCTCTTTCACCGCCCTTCCGCCGCGATTAGCACGCACAATCAAGTTTTCAACGCGCGGTTTAAGTTTTACAAGAGAACGACCAGACACTAGAAACTGTCTGCCCGCTATCCATCCCCAATCTTTGGCAGCCGTCCACTTGTCCGGTTTCACTATGCATTCGGCGCTACTCATCACGCGGGTAATAATTCCTTTAGAACCTAATACTACGCCAGGTAGTAAGCAAATATCTTTAATCTTGACTCTGTCTCCAATTTTAAACTTATGTTCCATTATACCCTCAATTCTTTTGGTATATGCATTGTGCTCCGGTAAGAGTAATTTCACCGAGAGGGGAAATAAATCTAACACTGCCCACTTCAAATGTGGCTGCGTCATCAATGGGGAACACCTGGCCGCCATTGATCGCCGGATGAGTGCAGAAGCCGTGCTGGGACGGTTTAGTGCTAGGTTTCACTGTGCAACCACAGATTAGACATACGGTGAATACTATTGCGATCACATATAGAGTCAGGAAAAAAGACAATAAAAAGTGCTTCATAGGGTCTCCTTAAGTAAAAACTACACTAGGTGTGCAGGATATGCAATCGTTATAGATCCCCTAACATATAATTTATTTCAGCATCATATGTTAGGGGTTGGGGAGAGGGGACATGTAGTAGGGATTAGCCTTGGGAAGCTTAGTCCGTCTACTGAAATCAGTATCGCATGGGTATATTTGGAATGCAAGGATTATTTTGTGTGTAAAATTTTTGCTAGAGTCGTGAACTTAACAATTACAACTTTACTATGTTACATTTAAGCAAAAGCTTTAAGTCAAGTCGTAATGTTTTAGTGAACCCCTCGTAAAAATAGGCATAACGAGTCCACTTCATTACTACACCTCTTTTTACCTCCTCTGTCAATACAATAATTCATTTATTATTGAACTTTACATTGCCTTGGCATATAATAAGCTAACACTATGATTAAATTGACAATAAATAACAGTATGTCTTCACTCGAAGGGCTTTCACCCAGTGAATTTGCCACGATTCGCAAGATTTTATCATATAACTTGACACCGAGTCAGGCTTTTTACATCGGGGGGCACAGAAGCAGTTGCAGGAACCTAATGGATCGGCATGGGAACTTCCCGACTGGCTTACTCTATCTAGTAGAGGCTGTCCTTATAGCTCCTAAGATCCAAGTACTTAGGAATGACATGAGACGGCGCCCACATGCCCGTGAAGGCTTGGCAGTACTCAACTTAAGGCATACACCCTATCCGGAACAAACAGCGGCTGCAGAGGCTTGCGGGGACCAATGCAGAGGCATAGTGGTAGCGCCTACTGGAGCGGGTAAGTCTGTCATATGCGCCATGATCATAAATAAACTGCAAGTTCCGACACTTGTAGTAGTGCCCAATTTAGAACTTAAGCGCCAACTCACAGAAACCCTTCGATCCGCGTTTGGCACCGGGTTAGTAGGCCCTCTCAATGCAGACAAGTGGTGCCCCATAGCAGTTGAAAATGTAGACGCCTTAGACCCTAAAGAAGTTCTCAAAGCCTATGATTGTGTTATCATAGATGAATTTCATCATGCTGCTGCAGCCACCTACCGTAAACTCAATCAAAAGTCCTGGACAAATGTCTTCTATAGATTCGGGTTGACGGCTACGCCGTTTAGATCGGATGAAAATGAACGATTGTTGCTTGAAAGCGTCTTATCCAAGGTAATCTATCGTCAAGAGCACAAAGCGGCCGTTGAACTAGGTCGAATCGTGCCGCTCGAAGCCTACTACGTGGACTTGCCCAAAGTTCAGATGAAAGGTGACCCGACCTATTGGCCTGCTGTCTACACTGAGTTGGTAGTGAACAACACAAGCCGCAACCGTAAGATTGCTTGGCTCATGAAGACGCTTCATATGAATGAAGCCAGTACCCTATGTCTAGTCAAGGAGATTGCCCATGGCGAGGCTATCAAAGGCCTTACAGACGCTTCCTTTGCCAATGGCCAGGATGAGTGCAGCAAGAACATGATAGCTGAGTTCAGTATGGGTCAACTAAAGACATTGATAGGTACTTCTGTTGTGGGAGAAGGCGTGGACACTAGAGCTTGCGAGTGGGTCATATTGGCTGGAGGTGGAAAGAGCCGTAATCAGTTCATGCAGCAGTGCGGTAGGGCATTCAGGCGGTATCCGGGAAAAGAGAGCGCCAAGGTGATACTTTTTCGTGATTCTAGTCATCCTTGGCTATTGAAACATTTCAATGCGTGTGTTAAGTTCTTTAGAGATGAGTACAATGTAAAACCTGTAAAATTGGAGATAGGATGAACAAGTTCAAAGTTGGGGATAGAGCACGAGCATACGGGACAGATATTGCTTCAGATGTTGAAGCTTTAACTGTTACTGCCGTAAAAGATCGTGGTTTTATGATGGTTAAAACTAAGTGTGGCCAAAGTATGGAAGTCCACTACAAACAATGCCGAAAACTTAAAGAGAAAACTCCGTTTAAAACACTTTGGATTCTAGACTGTGATGGTACTCCGGGGCTTATGAACTATGGCACAGAAGAGGCAGCTAAAAATGCTTTTTCAACAAACGGTGAAAGGCATGGAAAAATAACGGTCTATGAATGGAAAAGGGTTAAAAAATGAATTATAAAGGTTTAGAATTGTTGCATTCTTTCGAAAGTTGTCGGTTGAAAGCTTACCCTGATCCTGGCCCCACAGGTTTGCCCTGGACTATTGGCTGGGGTGCAACAGGTGCAGGTATCACCGAGGGCACAGAGTGGACCCAGGAGCAAGCCGATGCCCGTCTAGCAGACGACCTAGACAAGGTTGAAGCTGGTGTCAGGGCTATCTTAGCCATTACACCAGATGATGATGAGCTAGACGCCTTAGTAGACTTCGCCTACAACGAGGGCCTGCATAAGCTCAACGGTTCTACCCTGCTCAACAAGATCAACCAAGGTTATGACAGCGGTGTCGTGGCAGCGGAGTTTAAAAAATGGATCTACGCTGGCGGCGAAGTTTTGGAAGGGCTAGTCGCCCGCCGCGCGGCTGAAGCTTGCCTATATGCTTCTGATTACAAAGGATTTTACGCTATCCTGGATGCAAGGGAGTAGACCTACTTTCTAAAGTAGGTCAATAGAGCCATTACGCCTTCCATGGCGGCAGCCATCATAGCTGCTAAACTAAGTAACTTTACAATGCCTTGACCTGCGGCGATATGCAATTTCACCGGTTCAAGTCCTTTTTCTAACTCCTCGGTGCGCCGGGTCAAGTCTTTCCGTGCTTGGCTTTCCGCAAATAGCAGAGCTTTGATATCTCCTAAGTCAGCAGCGATACGGTCGATTTTATCGTCTAAACTCATACCTTATCCAACTCGTACAAAAGATACCCAATTCGCTGCACCCGCACCTGTTAAACTAAAATCTGTAGAAGTCTCCAATTGTACCGACAGTGTATCCCCTACAGCTGCGCTGATCGTTGTCCAGGCTGATGTTTGTGGAGATAATGCAACGCCGATTACTTGATAAATTAACTGTGATATCAATGTAACGTTTGCATTAGAATTTTGTCCTAAAGTGGCTAGTAACATCAATTCATCTGTGAAGGTGGCCATAGCCGTAGTACCGTTAACACCAAAACCAACCATATAAATCCCAGCTTGTCCCGCCGGAACAGTAAATAATCCCGTAGCAGGATTGTAAGCTGTAAGATTATCAAACTCTGCCACCGAACATTGAAGAGGTGCCAAGGAACCATAGATAGCTTGCGAAGAAGTATTATACTTTGCAGATGCAAATGTGGGCGTACTCCCGCCATTTGCCACCCAACTTAGGTTGCCAGCCCCATCATTCTCTAAAACTGTGGTTGCTGCACCCTGGGCTGGCGGCCATATGATTTCATACGCACTGGCCATATCCGGCGAGGCTGCCTGTGTAAGGAACGTGCTACTACTCTGACCTGGGGCTTGAAACTCTAGTTGATTCCATATCTTAACCCCGACAGTTGAATTCCAAGTAAGCTGCCTATTTCCATTCTCATCATCAAGATTTCTATTGGTTATGTCAATAGCCGGTGTACCAGAATTGTCTAGGATATTGACGACATACAGTCCCCCCCATCGAAGTCCTGATGCGCCTAAAAATAGACTCGCATCATTATTGGGAATTAGACTCATGTTGATAGACGTGGTTGTCAGATTGTCTAGGGCTGTATCTGCACCGCCTGCGCCGCCACCAGTTGGGGGTAGGATCGTTGAGCCGTTGGTTGGCATAAATTATCCTTTAGGATTCAATCTAGCGGACACTAGTGATCCGACAGATGCGGTTGCAGTGTATACCAGGCGCACCCAGCGCACGCCTGTCAGGGTTACGTCATAGAGCCACGAGCCAGATCCCGCACCGGCTGCAACGGTAGAACCTACATATGTGTCCCAATTTACTACACCGGGGGATGACGGGGTAATAACGCCTTCATATGGTCCGCTGTCATTGCTAACTTCAAGAGTGAAGTTTCCGATAGGACTGCCAGTCCATACCATTTGAATTGAGTAATTAAATGCCTGACCCACATAGAAACCTGCGGTTGCTTGACTGACGGTCAAGTCAAGCGGGAGACCGCCTGTTGGCTGTAACATATCGATTGATGCAACTCGCATTAGCTTATCCTATTCAGGCTGATTACAGTCTTGATCATGTTTGGAGGTTGATCCATGGGCGTAGATGAAGTCACTTGGCACATGAGCATATCTCCAATCGCGCAGTTAAAGGACTTCTCAATAGTAACGCTCTCACCCAACTGAGTTTGAGTCGAAGCAATGGATGCCGTCGTACTTCCTGACTGGCTCAAAGTCACTGTGATGCCCGACACTGGCAGCACTGTGGTAAAAGCTGAAAGTTTATAAACTCCCGCCGTGATTACCTTGTGTTGACTTGTACTCAGACCTGCTTTAACCGACGCTTGAAACCCGTTCATACCATTCCCCTTAGTTTGTTCTTCCCAATGTTACCGTAGTTTTCACAGTGTTTAGTTGATTATCGATTGCCGCTGCAGAGCTGATAGCCACCGTGATGATATCTCCGGCAGTAATGTTGAACTTAGTCTGCACGGTGATGTTTTCCTGAGGCACAGTTGGTGCAGTGGAAGTCACCGATGCTGTGATGCTACCCGTCTGACTCAGAGTGATGCTAATGCTGGATGGAGGATTCTCCAAGCACTGCGCCGAGACAAACAGGATGCCTGTTACAGTTGTGGTATAGGTGTAAGTCCCTAATCCACATATAATATTTGCTACGCCGTCTTTCAATGTATTTGCCATATTTATTCCTTCTGTTATCCGCACCGATACCAAGTGGTGGTGCTCGTATTGTAGATCCAAGTAGCAAATGCATTCAGGGCCGCAGTCGTCGGCGTCCCGTCGAGCGTCTGCCCGGTATTTGCCACGACAGAAAGAGTCGTAATGGCACCAACAAACGAGATCGTTACGATCTGGCCGTTATTTGCGACCGCTGGCATCGTGATTGTGAGGGTAGTCTGAGTCCCCGCATTCACAATGACGTGCCAGACGTTATTTGCGATTGTGAAATTCCCGGCCGATGTTACGTAGGTTTTCCCGAAGTCCGCGACCCCGCCGGCTAGAAACTCGGCGCCGTTATTTGTCGTTGAAGAGCCGTTCAATGTCGTCGCGCCAGTCACAGTGAGCGGTCCTGAAAAAGTTGCGGCACCCGTTCCAGCAATTATTTTAAAGACATACGTCGATGAACTATCCAAGATGCCAAATCCGTTGAATCCATTACTGGCGGAATTTGCGGAATACAGGCTGTAGTTCACACCGCCAGTTTGGTTATTTACCAACTGGAGATAGGGCGGGCCGCCCGCTCCTGTATCTATGATGTTTCCAGTCACCGCAAGATCAGCGGAAGCGGTTAGTAGCCCAGTCACCGTGAGCGTGCCGCCGACAGTTGCGTTACTCGTAACTGCTAAACTAGTTCCAGATGCGCCTGCGGTAACGGGTCCGCTGAATAAACTAGGCAACGTGCTAACTTGATTTATGAACCAATTACCCGTGAAGACAACATTATCCGTTACCACGGCCATACCCGTAACGGCCTGGGTTGATCCGGGAGTTCCGTACAGAAATCCAACTTCTCTAGTCAGAGCGCCGCTGCTGACAACTGTGTTGACTGCATTATAATGGTATATGAGAGCTACAGTATTGGTCGCTACAGTCGGAGTGGAAAAGAAAGAAATACCTGTTCCACCAGACGGAGTGTAAGTACTGATGTCTCTGAAAGCAACTTCAGTACCAGCACCTACACCGGCGGCTTCGGCGGACACCAGCAATCCAGTAGTGTTGACCGCAGCTATCCCAATTCCCATATAAGCGTTAAATGTCTTTGCGCCTCCAAGAGTTTGTGTAGTATTATTAACCATGCCAGGATGTGTTGCATCTGCGCTCTGGGCTGACAGAACACCGGATACCAGCGCTAAACCCTTAGCATTCTCAGCTTGAGCATCTAGGGCACCGATGGATATAGCAGCACCACTAGGATTAGTTGACCAAGTAGGAGCACCCCCAGTCGCAGCAGTGAGAACTTGGCCAGTTGTTCCGGCTGCGGTAGATGCCATCGCTGTGGCCGATGCTGCGTAGATGCTTCCCCACTGGGTCAAAGCAGAGTTCTGACCCGTTCCACCGCTTGTCACGGCCAGTGCTGTTGTGAGTGTAAGTGCCCCACCACCCATAGTACCCGTGAAAGTAGGACCGGCATTCAACATCACTGTCGAGCCCGTGCCGGTTGTCGTGCCCGCTATCAACGCTGTACCATTTGCTGCAACTACTGGAGTAGTCAGAGTAGTTGACAAAGTCAATACTGGAGTCGTACCGCCGCTAGAAGTCCCGGCAAAGCCGTTGGCTGTAGCAACGGATATACTGGTCGTTGCACCAGTGCCCGCCGCCAAAGGCGTGGAAACAAAGCTGTTATTGCTAGTGTCTTGCGTATAGAAAGAGATTGTGTGCGCGGCTACCGAGCTAGTTCCTGAAACCTTAAACACCAGTCTATCAGTTGCCAACAGCGTTATAGCACCTGACGTATAAAGCACATCATATTCCGCTAATGTAGCAGTCAGTTGTGGCGTTACAACTGTGAAGAGTAATGTCTCAACTCCGCCCGGCTGGGAACGCTGGTACACATCAACCGTGACAGTGTTGGTTCCTGCTGCGGAAGAAGCCTTAGCAAATATCGTGAACAACCAGCTACCTGCTGGGATACTCGTAGTATCCGGCGAACCAATAGGCGTGGCAAATGCTTCCATCAAGGTCTTGCTAGTAGACCCTGTGGAAGTGAATATTACGGTAGCCGCAGTGCTAGGTGCAGTATTCATTTGATCATAGCCAGCAATATCTGCTGATGCTATTGCCCAATAATAAAAGCCGACAGGGCTTGCAATAACAGGCAAAATAACGGCAGGAATGATCTGAAGAGAAATAACACCGACTGTGGCATCTGCTACCAGTACGACGCCGATCTTAGTAACAAACGACGGATACACCGGGGGGAAGTTTTGCAGGCCGCCCGGAACAGTGTCAGATAGATAGAGTGTATCACCAGCGTTAAAAGCAGAAGTATTAACTCCTGTTAACTTTCCTTGAGATAACACTTCGCCAATAGCGCCCGACGCGATGGATGTTGTCAGTACAAGGCCATAAACTTGCGCGCCTGTACCTGAATTCGCTTCTGCTAAGATGAACGCTGGAGTTCCGCCGCTCTCACCGCTCTGGATTACAGCTTGACCTCGGGTAATGGTGCCGCCAGATGCATTGAAAGCTGGCGTTAAGATGTCTTGGAACATGATGACTTGATTGCCCGTCGGGCCAAGTCCTGCCATTACCGTCTGGGTAGACTCGGTAGTAGCATAAATGAGTTTGTGTCCTGCCGCTGGCGCACTTGGCGTGGCTATTGCAGTGTACTGAGTATACCCATCCATGAACGTATTGCGGAAACCCAAGGTCAATGAGCCTAGATCGATAGAGTTATCTGCACCGGGGAGCAGGGAAGTATTTATAGCCACTGCAGCGAGGTTGCTCAATGCAGTATTAGCGAATAAGCCAGCTCCAGTGAAAGCAATAGTGATATTCTGTCCAGCTACAGCAACAGAAATGTCCGTGCCGCCAACTAAGGTCACTGCGCCAGTCAAGCCATTTATGGTAGTAACTCCCCCGCCAAGTTCAAATGGGTATTGAGCGTAAACCATTTTATGCTACTTTCCCGTTCAAGAAAGCTTGCAAAGAACCTGTGCCTGACCCAGCCGTGTAAATTAAACGCATTGCATAAGCAGCAGTTTGGTCAATGTCAATAAATGCAGTGCCGGGAGATCCAGTTACCGGGACAGTCGGTGATGGCACTCCGCCCACATTCAAAATCATAGTAGTCCAGGTGCCTGGATTATTCACGGAGCCATCAGCGTATTGCGAATAGTCATTGCTGACCTGGACTGACAAAGTGCCCACCGGTGTCGCACCAGTCCAACTCGCCGCATAGCTGAGCATAGAAAGGTTTTGGATGACGCTTACGATGCTAGTCAGATTGCCGACCATGGCGCCGTTGGTGATGACTTGGAATGGACTGAGGATTGGGCGAGAAGACATTGACAGACCCCTTATAAGTTAAGGGCTTATGGCCCTAGACTGTTCACCAGAGCGTTTTTGGTCTAGGCTTTAGCTCCAGCATCCCGATCCTTCTGCGCTTTCTGACCCGCTGTCTGGTACATAGTGCCCATTTTCTCTAATCCTTTGACGCTACTAGCCGATGGAGGTTTTCCATTCGTGGGAGAAGTAGCCGGAGCACCCTTGCTTGGCATCACCAGGGCCATCTGAGCAGCTGTTATGCCTGTAGGGGTCATAGTGCTGTCTAAAGGCTGTCCTAAGAACAATGAGAGGCCCATTCGGGTGCTATACGGCACGCTTTCACCCTTAGAAATGTGCTCTGTCATCTGCGATATAAGTCCGGATTGCAGTTTTGCTGTCAGAGCAGGGTACAGAGCCTGTAGGTGCTTCATGTCATCCGGCACTAAACGACCTTCAGCCAGGCTCTTGAGCACAACTAAGGGCTGCTGAGCTATATCTAATGCCCTTCCGAAGGCGGCTTTCTCAGTTGGGCTTGGGTCGCGCTTGGAATCTAATGGCTGAGCTGGTGCGGTATTGGGGCGGATTGAATTGAGATAGTTTGAAGCTTTCGTGGCTGTTTGTGCAAGTGCGGCGCCGTGTTGTGGCATGTAATATGCAGCATTGTTTGACTTCTGCAGTAACTCATTTGGATTGGTCTGGATACGTTTCAGACTCTTGTCTATTGAGGCTCTAGTGGCATCTGTAGGCAGCTGAGATGATGGAAGTACTTCGGCACCGGCCTTGAAGATGCCTTTAGTGGCTTTCGTGATTAAATTTTCGCCTTTCGTGGCATTATGGATCAAATCTGCAGCAGCTTTAAAGCCCTCGGCGCTGGCTGGATTGGCACTATCCACTACTTTGGCCATGGCAACACGTGCAGCATCGGCCGACACACCGCCGCCCAGAGCTTTCACGATTGGGTTAGAGGGATTGTTAAGATAAATATCCAGAAGTTTCTGCACCGATGTGGGGCCATACCTGTCCTCAAATGCGCCGACTTGGGAACCTAGGGCCATACCAGCGAACGTATGCCCAGTGAATAGGCCGCCGATGCCGCCCAGCAACCCGGCGAATGCATTCACTAAGCGGCTGCCGTTCATCTGACCCTTGGAAAACGCTTCTTGTGTCCGCTTAAGACGAAGGACATCTTCAAGGTTCTGTCCGTTCATCTGGGGAAACTGTGCAAAGGCATTCTTAGCACCTTCCTTGCCCATTCCTAGAGACTTTAGTTTACTTTCCAGGTTCCCGGTCGTAACTCCTCTAAGACTTTCTTTCTCAAGTATAGCGGCTTCCTTCGCTGCGCGGGCCGAGACCAAAGCTTTATGCTCCGGAGAATTGGCCAGAGCCTCTTGCATGGCGGCTTGAGTGCGAGGATTCTTGAACTCGGCCTCAATCGCAGCTGCTTTCTGGTGCTCAGCATATTCAGGTATCGCTTTCTTCAGGCGTGCTGTGATGTCAGGATTAGCATAAGGCTCAATATGATTCGTAAACTGAGTATTCGTGTGCGCTTCCAGGTCTCGCAGCATTGGCATATCTTCCTTGTACTTCAGCGGATCTGTCAAGCCCTTGATACGCCTAGCGGCTGAGTCGGGGTCACCGTAGTCCTTGAGGTCGTCCAGCAATGAAAACTTAGCTGCTACGGGCTTCATAGCTGCGGCATATTCCGGAACTGCTGTCTTAAGATCGCTATCCAATGTGTAGGCTAACTGTTTATATTGGCCAGACAAGCCCTTATCAAACTCACTGGCGCCTAAACCATACTTGCCGTTAGCCTGTAAGCCTTGGATTAGAGGCTTTGCACGAGCAGCGGGTACTGCATTAATATCACCAAGGTCTTGATGCACGCCGTCGAGATATGTTTGCAGTTGTTGCGCCTGAGCTTTGGCCTCTGTAGTTCCTCGAAGTCGAAGCTTATCAATTAATTCTTGCCCTTTATTATAAGTATTTTCAAGACTTATAGTCTTGTCTGAGTAATGTAGGGCATCAACGGCGGCTTCGCTGCCATCTAAAGCCTGTTGCTTTAACTTGCCCACGGCGTCGGTGATAGACGGTGCGGTCTCTGTGGCATTAGTGCGTAAAGTGCCAGCTAAATCGGTCTGGGCTTGTTTCAAACTGTCCGCTGCCGTTTTCGCGGCATTTCTGACATCATAACCCTGCTCTTTCAAGTCTTGTCTCATATCGGAGTCAGCGCTTTTATATGCCGCTAGAGCATCAACTTCATCCATCTTGCCTTTTGCAACGGCATCGTTGATGGTTCCAACATACTGTAAACCATGCTGATAGATTTCATCTGTGGATGGCAGCGCACGCATGGCGTCGCGTTCTTTCAAGTAAGTTGTTGTGTCCTTCTCAGATACACCGCCATACACTGAGATGATCTTCTTGATCGGGCCTGGAAGGTCAGGACCTGAAGTCTGTGGAATGCCATTCGCGTCATTGTGTGCGGCTTCTAGTCCAGCCTGTGCATCCTTGCCGAACGTAGCTTTCCACAATGGTGACACCGTGCCGAATGCACCTCCAATACCGCCGCCTAGCAACGCGGCCATACCCACATTCGTCATTGCCGTATCAGTAAAGTCAGCTGTGGGTTGCTCGATCATCTTCGAGGTTTCGTCCCCGGCTTGAAACAGAGCATTCTCTGCAACCCCTCGTGCAGCTCCAGTCGCAATACCCGTGCCAAGTCGTCCAGCAAGCCCCGTAGCTTCTGGCAGCATAGCAGCGACGCCATGGGCAGCTAAATCGCCAGCCTTGCCTAATAGAGCAGCTTCACCGACGCCGTAGATAGAGCCCACGGTCAACCCGCCAATAGTGCCCGCAGTAGCTACACCAGGGTTAGCTTCCTCTCTAGCGGCAATCTCTTTTGGGTCAATACCAAGTATATCCGTCTCAACCAATGGCGCTAGCGGACCAACCAGACCCTTTGCAGTTGATTCTGCAGCTGTCTTGGCAGTCTGTAACCCGGTGCCATATTTCTGTTGCTGGTCGTAGGCATCGAGCTGAGCTTGTGTAGCGCGAGTATAACCGCCAGCTAGCGCGGCATCAAGGTGCTCACCAGGGATGCTTACGAGATCACCCTGGGGATTCATGACGTTGACAGGCCCTTGCGGTGCTTGTTCGGTCATCGGTTGAACGTAGGGTGCTGCAGGGGCTTCAGCCGGTGAGTTAGCCCTAGCCACCGTAGCATCGAATTCCTGATCTGCATCAGATGTTGTCGGTATGCCAGAACCATCAACCATGAGTTATTACCTTATTCTTGATTCGGGCGGACAGGAGCAGACTCGGGTATTGTCGTTTGCCCGGCTCTGTTGTGCGTACCATTCTGCTCCGGATGTAATCCCCATTGCGCTAATACTGGATAGTGCATGCCCTGGGTTAATACGGCGTTAAGTCTGCTTTTTTCAATACCGCGAGTCTTCTCATTGTGGGTTACACCGGGGGACAACATACCGCTGATCAGCTCAATCGTTTGCGGTGTGACTCTTCCCGACGTGTCCTTGGTGAGTTTGTCCAGAGCTGCGCCGCGAATGGCATCAATCTGTGCTTTTGATTGGATAGGATTCATCACGCGGTTCCCGGCGGTGTTGATCTGAGCGATTTGGTCAAATGCATTCAGTGTGTTATCCCTAAGAGATACAGCATCTTGAGCGTCTTTTAATTGTTTCAGCGCCTCCGCTTGCTGACCTTCAGGCACCACACCTCTAATAAACTGTTCTGGTGGAATAGTACCGTTCTGAGCGCCACTGAGCAGCGTGCGGCGCATGGCCATTTGACCCATCTTGTCCGCGCTATCCTTGTCCACTATGCCGGTGGCTTGCAACAGTCGTGCCTTTGCCATTGGATCAGTCTGCTCAGCTGCGTTGCGTTCCATAGCAGTCTTGATCAAGTCTTGCTGTTGAATGCGAGTCATTTCCTGCGCATCCCTCATATTGCCGAATTGTTCCATATTTTTGGAAAGTAACGTACTTGTTTTTCCAAGATTAGCGCGCTGGGCATCAATATCATTGCTAATTTGCTTATTCAGGAAGTCCATGGCGAAGTTTGGGCCTTTGGTCAGTCCTGCACCAAGACCACCAGCGATAAGCCCTAGAGCAGTGGCAATCTTACCGCCAGTGCTCATCCCTGAGATATATTTGTTCGGATCAATGTTCTGTTGCTCTATAGCCTGTTGAAAGTGCTGTCGAGCTTGATCTAAAGTATTATAATGACTCTGAAAGTTGGCAATATTTTGTTGCTGCATGGCTGCAGCTTTGTTCAAAGATGTAGCCTGCGCAGTGCCTAAAGCCGATTCACCGGCATACTGCTGTGCTAAGCCTGCCTTTTGTTCGCCTAAACCTTGGAGATAGGCTTTCTGAGTGGCTGTGGCGCCATAGGGGTCGTTTGGAGTTGCACCGCCAGCACCGTTCGCCTGCCCACTAGGTGCCACCACGCCGGGGGAAGCTTGGGCCGAATTGTCCCCTCCGCCTTGTCCTTCACTTGGAGCGGCGTCAAGGTCTGGAGTACTTGAAGCAGCACCCTGTGCGGCGCCAGGACCAGACGTCCCTTGGGGACCAGGGCCCGGGAATGGTGCGGGAGCGTTAGCGGCAGGCGTTGCACCGACGTTGATGACGACGGGGGGCTTGTCATTAGGACCGCCAGAAGGAATATCGTTATCGCTATCAGGACTAGAATCATCTGAAACTGGGGCGTCTTCAGTGCCTTTAGCATATTGAACAGCCTTTCCGCCTTGAGCATAATTGCTAGATTGATGTGTCCGCTTTGTGCCAGGTATTTCTGCGCCGAGGTCATTCTTAGTGTTAGGATCGGTGGAAGTCTTTACACCAGGGTCAGAGACAGCCGTATCTGTCTTAGGTGCAGGCCCAGAAAGGCCAGCCTTAATATTCTTAGCTACATCGCTGAATGTTGGAGTTCCTGATGATGTGGCGCCTGATTGCATGGCGGCTGCGTTCTGTGCGTTCGGCTCTGCTACATCATCCGCTGTGCCACCTTCTTGGAATTTCTTAGGAAATTGCTTAGTGGCTGCAGCGTTCATTGTTTTTGCATGCTTTTCGCCTTTCTTTGAGCTGAAGTGTGTCTCTTCAAACTTACCACCGTCAGCCATTTTTTCAATGGGTAATGCAGCGAGCTGTTTGCGCATTTCAGGATGTAGTGCAGAATGCAATACCTTGATTTCATGACCTGCCGGATGCTTAAGTGTAGTTATTTTGGCGTCTGAATGGATTTTCTTAAACCCGTCTAAATTGAGTCCTTTCATTAGCGCTTACCGCTCTTCGCCAAGCACGCTGCGACGAACTTAGCGGCGTTATTGGCTGGGTCTGGACCTTGCATAATATGGCGTGGGATCACAACCTCTCCAGGCGAAAGACGCGCGTTCACCTTATCATTGGCGTAACTATCGCCTTTGACTACCGCTTTTCCTGGGACACTACCCCCTTGACGGAGTTTATCGCCCATGTTAATCATCCCACCACTCGCTAGCAAGCCCATAAGGCCGCCATATTGAGCAACGTCCATAAGTCCGGATTGTATGGCGGTGGGTTGGCCATTCTGGTTGGGACCGCCAACACCGTTCATCTGTTGTATCTGAGCTTTTTGAGCGGCCTGAGATTGCGCTAATGCAGCTTGAGCATTGGTATTTTGTGCTGCAGCTTGCGTATTGTAAGCGCCAGTGGCTTGGTTCTGCAGTGCAGTTTGATTGGCCTGCCCTTGAGCCAGTGTGGCGCCAGTTTCAGGATTGCCATTGGCATCGGTCAATGCCCCAGTATATGGCGCTTGATTGGGAGTTACAGCAGATCCTGTGGCCGTAGGCGCATTGAGTTTCATTGGCACGCCTTGGGTTGCCATATTTGGGTCTGCAGGCTGGGGTGCCACAGCTCCAGTTACACCACCAGGTGCATACATCATGCCACCCTTAGCTGCAAGACTTGCAAAATCACCTAAAGCGCTTACATCACTGCCAGCCATGGCCGTGTCACCAGCCGCAGCGCCTGCATCCCCGCCGCTGCCCGAACCACTTCCAAGCAGTTTAGAGCCAATTGACCCGATACCGCCCATAAGGCCGCTGCCAATACTAGAACCTTGAGCGATAGGATTAGGCGTATTCGGGGTTTCACCAGCGTTAGTGATGGATGCAGGGAGTCCAGAGTTACTTGCGACAATGTCCATGTAAGGATTGCTCACGCCACCGCCTGCCATTTTTTGAATCATTCCACCAGCTGCAACACTAGTAGTAGGAATTGCGCTTGCACCTCCGCCTACTAGACTGCCAGCCAACGAGCCTAAACTGCCCAAGGCGCCCAATCCTGCACCAGCTGCTTGTCCAGCTGCCTGAGTGTTAGCGCCTGCGATGTTGGCGCCTATAGCCTGTGTACCGAGATTAGCTTGATTCGCAACGCTTTGCTGTCCTTGCGCCTGTTGTCCCATCTGACCTTGCAAGCCAGCTAACTGACCTTCAGCTGCGAGCTGTTGCTGAGCTTCCATCGTCGCTGCTTGTCCGGCGGCGCCTTGATTGGAGTTAGCTTGATTAGTTGCAGCCAGTTTGGCAGCCACTGCAGGGTTAAGCCCGGCGGTAGAGGCTAGCATCCCAGCAGATTGCTGGTTGTTAGCGTTAGTTGTCTGATTGAGTTGGGCAAGTGCTGGATTAGGGCCTTGACCTTGGGACTGGGCTGATAACTGGCCTGCAAGTCCTTGCTCGGCCGCTTGATTGGCTTGCCCAAACTGGTATTGTTGTTGGAGTTGGGCTGGAGTGTAAGGGTTGTTGGCAGCAAGGGCTTGGCCTGTAGCAGCGGCCTGCTGCCCGGTGTTGGTGTTCTGCTGAGTACCGAATAGTCCTGAGAGAAAGCCGCCCATTAACGCAACTCCTTGATCCAGCCAGAGAATGACCCTGTACTGAGGAAACCTAGGCGTAGGCCTCTGTCGTCCATACTAGCGTTTTTGGTCTCGCCTTTCACGTACTTAAAGCCTAATTCTTTAGCTTTCTTAAGTATTTGTAAGATAACCCTGTCCACACACGCTGATCTAAGCGCTGAATCAGCATTAGGATTGGAGATTGTACAATCGCTGATAGCAAAACAACTATCCGTCTGGTACAAGAATGACGCACATACACCTTCCACTAGATATCCAATGCGCGGTAGACAGTCTTCTGGCACTATAGGCAATGCTCTCGAACGCAGCCAATCGCATATCTGCGGGTAATCCGATGTAGTGTAAAGCCTAACCAACTGACCTGCTTGCCGCCAGCTTATGAAGACCTTTCTTAACGCCCGCGTCAAATGAAAGGTTCGTAAGATCAATGTATTCACCAGCCACACCGGTGACAATCTCTTGTATCAACAAGGATATGGCATCGCACTTCTGGCGTTCTGGGAATGACCTGAACTGGAATGGTCCGGATGTAGCATCGAAACTATATGGACTTGTTGGCGTAAAAGTCTGTATGAAATCATACGCGTAACTTATCTGGATACCATGCCCAGCACCCCCTAGATAGTCCCCCAATGTCTGAGCTATCTTCACTCGCTCGAAGCCTTGTACTGATCCTAGGGCAAGCCAGGATGTCTGCAATTGCAGATTATAGGCCGTGACGTTGTCTAAGTAGTTTGTGTCATTCTCTTGGAATATAGCGCTGGCATCTAAAGTCTGCCCGCTCGCCACTTTAGCGCGTAAATACACATAGTTACCATTCCAAATGTCCGCCGCAATACCCAAATGATTGCTGAACGATGCCCATTTGTCAAAGATGTAGTCATACACCAATGTGGAACCGGACTGGGTCAAGAACCTGATCTGACTCAAGGCATTCATAATACGAGCATCTGAGATGACTTGACCGTTATACTGCTCTACAGATGCCCCAGTGAATATTGAATCATAGTAATGCAGTCCAAGTGACCGATCTAACAAGTAAATTCCTTTAGAAGTCTGAAAGATTATACCTTTGGGTGTAAGTATTATGCTAGGACTATTGGTTATCCCCACATCACTAGGCAAGTTCTGAGGAGTTGCAAACGTTGAATTTTGCCCTGTGGCGTCTGCTCCATCGCCGGATGACCATGTTATGCCTTTGTCTTTAAAGAAGACTAGCTTTTCGTCCATCATGCTCAAGCCCGCAATAGAACCTTGATCCGGATTGGCATTGATCAATAGCAGCTGGCTAGGGCTCAATCCTTGCCCTGGCAGAGTGAAAGCCTTGCTATAATACGTGGTGTTAGTATTCTCGGCGTCCACGTACCAGAGTCGGTTCAACCTAGACGTAAGCACCAAAGATGGCTGAGGAGGTCCATTGTCTAGAACACCGCCGGTCGTATAAAGTTGTAAACCCCCAATCAGGTCAGTATCAAGCGTGTCATCAGTAAAGCTAGCAGCAACAGCAGCTGATTGATTCACCAAGGGGGAACCAGAAGTAACGGCAGGGAGTTGGATATAAATGCTCTGGTTAGCCAGTGTCCGGTACAACACCACCTGCACATTAGACTTTGCCGTAGGGCCTAACATTGTGAATGCTATCTCAACACTGCGAGTTGTGGATGCGGGGATTACCACTTGCACAGGCACTGAGGTTTCGCTTTGATGCTTGTTGCCATTAGCATCTAGCCATTCATACACCGCAATATACGAATAGGTACCCGCTGGAAGGAATGCACCGATGCCTGAAGTGACTTGTATTACAGACAATAGTTCTGGATAAAGGTTGAAATTCCACTCTGTTATTAGCGCGCCATCATATGCATCAATAATAGCACCGTTAGTCATCAGCATGTTGCCGGATACTTCGGACTTGTAGGTTCTGTTGGTGTAAAAGGTTAGTGTCCATATGAAAGCACCAGCGGCGCTGTCAGGATCGGCATTCAAATTGTTATTTTGCGTGATAACTCCGCCAAACATTACACTATTAGTGCCAACAATAGCTGCTGCGTTCCTAAGTGCCATACCAGGAATCTGGAATGAAGTGAAAGCCAGCTGAGCAGATAAGCGTCCTACGATTGTAAGTTCTGAATTAGACAAAGAGTCTAAAGCTAAGTCCACGACAAAGTATGTATTTTGGTTAACAACTGGGAAAGTGCCGCCCGTCACTGTTCCTTGTGTCGGAGGCGAATGGTACAGTATCATGTAGTTTCTACCTAGCACAGTAAATGCATGAGACGCGGGAAAAGCGCCAGGTAATACTATCTGTAACCCCGTCACTACACCGGTCGTGGTTACAGTCGCCTGCCGAGTAAATGGCGCTGTCGCTGGCGCTGAGAATCCTGTCGCTCCATACCCTACGCCGTAGTAAACTTCCTGAGTTGTGTTCGATATAGTTACTGCTGAAGGATTGAACAGTGCAACACCAGGGCCATTGATCAATGTGGGTGTGGGTATGGTGGCGAGAGTAGGAGGATAAACAACATACTTCAGATTATCCGCTCCATCTACATAGTAAACCCAGAGATTGCCGTCCACTGTGTTGGAATTTATGTGAACATTGCTAGCGGCTCCTGTCACCGTCGCATTTGTAGCTTGCAGAGTACCCGTAGAATCATAGGTTTTTACTGTAAGATTACCAGTACTTGTGTCTATATAGGCTACAGCAAAGCCCGGTGTAATAAAACCTGTTGTAGTCGTGGTTAGATCATATCGACCAACGTTTGAAGCTAATGCAACTTCAGGCCCAAAGACAATACTTAATGTGGTATGAATTAATAGGCGAAGTACAAGTTGATTCGCAGAACCTTGGTTATTCACATAAGTAATGCCAATAGCACTTGTGTCGAGAGCTATTGCCCTTGGCTCACCAGTAGTACTAAGGGCTAAAGTTGTTGGTATGACTTCCGGCGGTATAATGAAATTATTATTATCCTGATCCACTGCAGCGGCATAGACAGTGAATGTAGTATTGCCTTCTTGCGGTGGAACAGTTATGAAGCTTCCCACGTATACACTAAGGCCGTTGGACGAAGCTACGTCCACTTCACCAGTGCTGGGAAATCCCTCAAAGAAACACTTATCTACTACATCTACGGATTGATAGTTACCTTTCTGTACCCACACACCAACTGTTTCTGAATAGCCATAAAACTTGCCGCTATCCTGCGCTACTAATTCGTCGTTGTAGGTTCGGATCATGTTGGGTGCAATGAGATTGCCCGTGCTGGCATCCATGTTGATTCGGTCAGGTAGAATAGGCGTGTAGCCGTTGCGCTTGCGTACCTGACTTGGCGCAGTGAACACACCATCTTGCACTAAAAGATACTTGCCAGGAACTACCTTCTTTGGATCGGTTTTACTGTCAAGTCCACCGCCAAAATCAATAGGAATCACACTATCCTGCAGGGGGCACATATTAGTTCACCCACAATATGATCTGGCATACAGCGGCACTGCAGCTTAGATAGATGAAGTTGGCATCTGAAGGTTGTGACTGCCACACAGTACTATTTTGCATTATCCCCAGCAATGTCCAATACTGCGGAATTCTACCCAATCCATGGGACACGGCTGTGGGGTTTGCTGCTGAATTCAAGGTTACCGGAAGAGCAATGCTACCGTGAACATTACCGCCTACCATAGGTATATTCTGTAAAGGCGTCAAAGCGGCTTGTACGTTCGATTGCACTAACTGAAGGTCCAAGTCGCTTGTCTGCTGTCGTGTGAACGCCACAGGCTTACCAGCCCCCGCCGAAACCGCTAGAGTCCCCATAGCCCCAGTGACCGCCTGATAGGCTTCTGCGTGTGTCGCTGATTGTATCGGGTTGAGCAGCATCTTTGTTCTGGGCTGCGGCTTCAATGCGCGTCTTGAGAAACAATATCTCAGCCGCAATGCCTGATGTATCAGATTCTTCCTTATCTAACGCATACTTAGCAGCGCGAAGAATGACGTACCATATCCATCCTGAGATAGAGTAACTTGTCATGTCCGTATCTTGGAGTAAAGCTGTCAATTCTGGTACGTACCAGAGTCTCACCGGCTGATTAGCGCTCGGTGCTGGAATGAACTCAATATTGCTGCCCAGCATACGATAACTCATGTTGAACACGCCATAGATAGTACTAGCGGTGTTAGGGTAGAAATACTTGTTACGATCCGCGAAGTTGAACTTATTGATACTCACCCAACCGTTATTGTTCGTAGCACCTTGACCGGGATTAAGCCCAAGGTCCACGCCGCGTAGCTTGTACAGAGCGGGCGCTACGAAATTTAAGTTTGGGTTAAGACCATTAGTAAATGTTAAGAGTCCATTAGGCAACGGATAGAGCTGTGCGCTGGCGCTAGTGACAAACTGAGCCGGTGTAGATATGTATTGGTCATCGTAGGTGGTTATCAGGATGTCATACAGCTCATAACAAGATAACCTAATGAAATCATTCCATTCTGATAAGGTAACGAAGTTAGAATTGACTCTATCCGCTCGCTGTTGGGACATGAGTCTAATTTGACCTAATGATATCTCACCGGGGTTAGCCGTGATTACCGGCGCAGCAAAAGCGGGTAAACTTGCGTTAGGTGCGCTATCTAATGCAAATAGTTCGTACCAATATTGGATACCAGGTATTACCGAAGTGTCGAGGAAAAAAGATGGTAAATGCGGCTGCGGTAGCGGCATTACCACCACTGCAGCGAGATTGGAATAGGTCACACCGTCGAGACTTCTAAAAATAGAATAGGATACAACTGGATCTACTGCCCCTATCAACTGTGGAGACCAGCTCAAGAAATTCTGAGCATTTGCTGTTTGGACAACGAAATTTAAGGGAGTTAAAGGAACTGCCATAAGCTTTATTAAGAATTCCCTTAGTTAAGGTTACTATCCCAAGCTGATCAACTGTTTCAACTACGCTCAGCCTGGGATCTCGTGGTCACTCTGGTAGCGCGGAAGGGATTCGAACCCTTGTCACTGAGGTTATGAGCCTCGTATGGTACCACTCCACTACCGCGCAAATTCTCTTACTCGCCGTTGATCAGGACAGAACTATCGGACATGATGAATGTCAAGCCAATAACCGTGCCATCTGCTGGTGCTGTCAACACGCCGCCAGACAATGCTTGAAGGAAGATCCATCCGCCCGATACGATTCCGCCGGGTACGGTTCCTGTTGGAACGACAGATAACAACTCAGTGTTTGGATCGCCCACAACTTCCAAGTGATCCACACCACTAGTACCGGCAGTTTCAACAGCTGCTGAACCGCCTATAGAGCCTGTGGCTAAAGCAATGAAGGCCGCACCGATTACAGGTGTGATGCCAGCTGGAAGACCCGCTGCAAGCCACTGAGCAGCTGTAGCCGTTCCCAAGCTGACAATGACGTACAGCTGACCTACTACTGTGCTAGTCAATACCGTGCCCGACAGAGGAGATACAAAGCCTGCAGCGCCATACAGATAGCGATTGTAAGACGATGCGAACTGGACTGCAATGTACCCAGGATTTGGGTTGGGATTGCCGCCAAGTGGTGTGGCCGCTGGAAGCTGCACATTGACTGCTGTAGTCGCGCTCAAAGTGACGGCGCCATTCAGAGCGATTAAAGAGCCATTCGCGACCGTGCCAAGAGTGTCAGTGATCGAGGTCAGAGCAATAATATTGCCCTGGAAAGTCCCGGCATTACTAGAATTCAGTGTTGCACTAGAACCAATAACCCAATAGATATTACTAGCCTTGACAGAACCTAGGGAGATAATTGGAGTGCTACTTCCCCCAGTATTCAGAGTTGTAGTCGTCTGGAAGACATATATATCTGTTGCAGAGCCTGTCAGCGTAAGCGTGCCATTCAGAGTGAATGTGCCAGCCGTACCAGATGTTGCTTTATAAGTGCCAGCCGCTAAGGATTGACCGCCAAGCTCACTATTGATACCTGTAGGCGTCTGAGCCTGCAATGCAATGTAAGCTGCCTGCGCGAAGGCTTTAGCCTGTGCTGCGGCTGTGTTTGCAATGTCTTCCCTGCCCGTGAATGTGGAAGGCGGGAAGTTAGTGATGGATGTACCTGGAGTTACACCGATGTTGCCCGTTACTGTACTACCGGCGCCGGTCGAACCAGTAACTGCCGTAGCACCCAAAAGGCCATAGGTTCTGGCGGTGCCGAGATTGGGAGAGGCGGGTGGAAGACTTCCAGCCGTAGTGTTCATGAAAACATTAGCAATTTCAGCACCTTTAAGGTTTCTGATGCCGAGTCCATTACCATTGGTTGAGTCTACGACGAAATTGCAGTCTAGAGTGACTGGCTTGACGTGCATGCTGAAATTGCGGCCTGCATTGGCCCAGTTGCGGTTAGCTATATAGGTATCCTCACGTGCCCCTCTATATCGTCTAAATTGACGCATTCACCGGCAAGCACGGGGACTAGGCTCAACGGGCTGAAGCTCTGAGGATATCTCAAGCCTTCGCCCTAGCGCATTTGGTCTATAATGGCAGCTAATGGACACTATAATGTCCAATATGTTACTTTTTGTGTAACATACTGTACATTATGCCAGTCTTGGGGTTAAATACTGGGTTTTAGGTTAGTTTTTGGTATTAAGGCTTATATTGATTATCGCTGCAATCCCGGCCAGAGGCAGTCAAAGAGTTGCCTCGGACACGTGAGGCTCTTAAGAAACTTCGGCAGAGACGCAAGAAGACAGTTGCCGAAAGCGCATAAGGTCCGAAACATTCGCGTGAGCAATGTCCTGCTGTTCGGATTTCGCGAGAGAGACGAGCAGACCCTCCTTGTTTTCGAGTAGCGCTTCTAATCGATTTAGGTCAACTTCTGATGCCAGATCTGGATTGTCCGCAATAGCATCAACGGAGAGACCGGTCTCGAACTCGATTGCTCTAATCTTGTCCTCGTTCTCCCAATAGCGCTGCAAGAGGGGCTTAAATTCGCTCTTCATAAGACCACCCAGTCATAACACAGTAAGTCAGCGCTGTCGCTTGGATTTGCCGCCGACCGCGACCACAACTGCGACCTATATTTTTGTTTTAATCCTCTTATCATTTTAAACACACCTAGCCTGATCAAGGGCTTTCAATAGGGAAGCGATACAGGCTGTTATCTCCGAGTCATGCGATGCAGATGCCACGAACTTGAGCCGTTCCAACAAGGTCAAGGCTTGCACGGCGGCCATATACATCTTAGGGTCTGTGGCGATCCATTCAGCAACAAGTTGTGGATTCATAGAGATAATCTCCTTAACAGTCGTCATTACCAAACTGATCGGCAAAGCAAAAATATTCGTCGCTTGCAAAAACGCGTTTTATTTCATCATCTACATCTTTATTATACGCTCTAAGTATGTTTCCTGCAGTTTCATCTGTCAAGAACGCGGTGATATCTGCATCGTCTTCCGCGTAAACATTGAAGCCATAGAGATGATTCCGGGTAACTTCTACTTCCAGATACACTTCATCTTGGCAGTCCATTATAGGATGCAAGGCATAGAACTGTTTGAAATCTTTAAAGGCTCCAACTTCCAAGGTGTATTTCATTGTCTTTTTCATATCAAACCATTTTCCTTTTCGATCATTTCAATTAGTTTCTCACATTGAGCCGAATACGCCGCTGACCACGCCGCTGACCACGCCGCCGACCGCGCCAACCGCGCCGCCGACTCCGCCGACGACCGCGCCGCTGACCACGCCGCCGACTCCGCCGACCGCGCCGCCGACTCCGCCGACGACCGCGCCGCTAACCCCGCCGCTGACCACGCCGCTGACCGCGCCGCTGACCACGCCGCTGACTCCGCCGACGACCGCGCCGCTGACCGCGCCGCCGACAATTCTTCTCGTGTGGCTTCACCGTTAGCAAATCTTTCTGCCACGTTTGCACATTCGATACTTCTAAGATCGGGGTCTTTAATAAAAACAAGGGTTTGTCTATAGGACCATACTGCAAATAGTCTCATAACACGTTCTGAAACTAATTCAATACGCAATACAACCCATAGTCGGTCAGCAAAAGTAATGTTTTCCATTTTCAAGATGTCAATAGCTGTTCCTTCCCAAGTTTCAGAAATGTGCTTAATAGGGTCATAGCAAGGTCTCCACGAACGAATGTCAGCAATAGTAAATATCTTCATATTATGCCGCTTTCTTCTCTAGTTCTTGACTCTCATCGCCAGCTACTTCTTTAGCCAGCACCTGGGCATCTCGAATGATATGGTTCACAATCATCAGCATGTCTTGCACCCGGCCTTCATAGTCTCCTGTCTGCAATGCTTCAATTTCCACCAACAACATCTTAGCGCGATTTACTTTTGTCATATTCCTTCTCCCTTTAACTATTATCCCATTTATCGGCTTTACAGCATACTCTTATGAATCAAAAACCCCAGACAAAACATTAAGATAGAGTACATTTTATTGCCTATCTAATTCTTGATATATGTGTCTCAATTCTTCTTGGTCTGCTACTGTTAGAAAATTAGGGTATGCAAAACTATATGCACATGCAGCCATAAGTGAAGGCATAAAGTTATCTTCTGCAATAACACTATTTTCAGACATTCTAAGTACGCGTTTCAACAAGTCTTCTAGTGATTTCTTCATACTGTCTCCCTTACCAAGTTACCGTTGAAAAACTTAGCGACCAAAACACCATTCACAATCAGATGTTCATGCCCGATCCCAGTCATCAGTTGAATGTCGTCCAATATCCAAACTATACCATTGACTTCTGTTTGTGCCATATCAATTCTTTCTATTGAGCATGTAAAGAAAAAACATTGCTACAGCCCATTCTGGCGCGGTGGATAGTGCGCCAGTGAGCATCGCACAAAACCAGATAAACAACACCATTGAAGCAACCAAAATTAATAAAATCAACACATTAGCACTCATATACGTCCTTCTTTGTTAGTGGCAGCTGGTTACATGCTGTTATCCCGTCTTAAAGGGTTTCCGTGTTTCCAGCTGCCTACAATTAAAGAATACACCGGTTGGAAATTAGCACAACTGTGTCAAAAACGATTATTTTTATTTATCGTGTTCAGCGTAAAACGTAATGTTTTCAATGCACTCATGTACTGCAAGCTTGCCCCATGAGCACCCGCAACCCGCGTCTAGCATGCGGTACATAGGAAACCTGCGCACAAAGTCCCTACTCTGGTGGATATGACCACAAATGCCTATGAGATGGGTCTCACCGACGCCACAATCACTCTTTGGACCTTCATGCTTGTCCATCATGCCGCCAGGCTTCTCGCACTCAGGGCCGAACTTCGTCCACGTCAGCTCATCCACGTGGTATGGCCCTGGTTTACGGTGTTTCTCTCTCAACACCGGTGCGTGACTGAAGAAAAAGCCTTGCATTTCTATCGCATAAGGTAATGAGCCCAGGAATCTGACGTGGTCCTCAGACATTCGTTTGTTGGGGTACTGTTCGTCGGTGATCCACCTGTTATTGGCCTCCCAGTCGAGCGCAGCGGTCAAACTGTATTTAACGTACACATTGACCGCAAAGTCATCATGATTGCCTCTAATAGCCTTAGCAAAGCCCTTATCCACCATATTACGCACGATGTCGATTACACCGGGGGTATCGGGACCACGGTCAATGTAGTCGCCAAGGAAAATGATCATATCAGTCTGTTTGTCATATCCATGGGCACGTATCAGTTTTATGGCTTTGCGCAATAGTGTCGAGGTACCGTGGATGTCAGGTATGGCGTAGATACGGCGGTAGGGGGATTGTGCGATGGTCATTTGTGATCCTCTTTTCCTTTAGCGTCGCCCCACTTCTTGGGTTTGGCTTTTGTGCGAACTTTACCTTTTAGTTCTAAGTACTTGCCGTAAGCATCCGATTTTGGCTGGCTAAACCCTAGACCTTTGCACCAATAGTCGTTCCGGAGCAGAGTCTTAGCCACGCGCCGCCAAGAAGGGGCAAAATGCAGGTTCTCTACGTCTTGATTCACTTCGTCGGGTACTACTGCATAGCCGCGTTTACTCCAGCCTCCGAAGAACCGCCTAATGCGTTCAGCGTAATGTTCTGCTGACTTACGAGGCAGGCTTTTAAGTAATACTTTGGAGTATTGTTCCCAAGTCAAGCCTGCAGGCTTCGTTATCTTGCCCTCGCCATTCACATTACCTTTTTCCTGAGCGTAAAGAGCATACGAATTAGCGCCGATTACCCGATTAATCAGCTTAGCCCACGTATCAGCTTCTAGTACGCTGTATAACCACAAACCCCGCCGCTGGGTGTCACCGTAGGGCTGGCAAAGGCGTTGGTCCTTCATAGGCACACCAGCCATCTGCATCTTATCGTAAATGTGGTTGTGTGGCTTATGAGGATGAACATAATGATACTTCCAGATGTCCGAGGCCTTCCAATCATAAATAGGATAGGCGTTATAACAGGCGGCACTCATCTTCGTGGTCCAAGACGTGCCGTTGATAGTTTCAGTCTTCTTGAACACCGCGACTGTCTTGTATCGGTTCAGAGATTCGTCTGCCCGAATACCCACAAAGGCACATGAGAGTTCATTACCACCATACCATTCGCCAAATAAAGGCACAAACTCTTCAAACTCCATACCCGGTACGTAGAAGTCATATTGGCTCATATCGGCGGCTAACTTTGGTTTGTTCCTAACCCACACTGTTTCCTGGCTAGGTTCCCAGCATGTCCATTTAGGTTCGTACACCGATGTAGCGTTCCTGAGCGTCATCTCGGGACATACCCAATGCAAGTCAATGTGATCTTTATACATTTCAACTAGTTGCTCTAAATTGACAATAGTGTCTTTGTACTGCGCTTCCAAGTCTACGATAAAGACGCCTATCTTTCGACCGCGCTTGATAGCCTCGTCCATAACCAAATGCAGTAAAACCGTGCTATCCTTCCCACCAGACAGCGACACGTAGGGATGAGGGATAGTGTCTAGGATGACGTTGATTCGGTCCCTAGAGGCTTGCAGCACGTCTATATTGAGGCGTCTGATCATGGTTTCTCCTAGAATAAGTCTGAATCTCGACCGCTGAAAGCCTTGTCCATAGTGACTTCTGGTATAGACTTAGATTTTAGCCATTTATTCAGATAACGCAAGGCTACTTGATTAGCTTCGTCCTGCTTCTCTTTAGGCAGCGCGGAAAAACCACCCCGGAACGTAGATGGCAAGCCACGTGCCGCACATGCCGCAGCTTGCCCGATCCAAGCAATGCGATTCATGGAGCTGTTAGTCAGGTTATGCTCACAGCTATTCGGCCATTCCGCAAATACCTTCTGGATACCTTCTGCGAAAGCATTAGAGTCTGCCAGGAATGCACCATACTCATCCTCGCATTCGTCCTTGCTTCGGCCTTTCAAGCCCGGCGCGAAGAAGCCAGCACCCACGGCTTCCCATTTGTCAAAAGTGTGGAAGATTCGGTCCTTGTCACCTGTGTTCTGGGTCAGTGCGGAATAGTCAGCCGCAAAGTCTAACTCAGAGTCATTGGATGCGGTGTCACTCTCCCAAGCTAGGCTGAATTCAGCGTCGCCAAATAGTCCGGATAGCCCGCTGATCTGGCATAGGCGCAACACTTCGTCTTCTTCCATGCCAAGCTCTTTGCAGATGCGTGCAGTCTTCCAATTCCTAGCTTTCAGCTCTAGCACTATCTCAGACATAGCGTCAACACTGTGAGAGCCGCGCGCACGGTTGTGGCGGATTGTGGATGCCATGCGGTTACTCTTATCGAGCTGGCGGTCTCTCACCGTGGTGACCGGGATGTAACCGTGTAGAGTCTTACCGACCTTTTCAGACTCCATAGCAATTTTACTGCGATGGAAACCGTCAACTATCTCTCGGTGATCACCGGAGATCCAGGTGACGATGGGTTGGGTATAGCCGTCTTCAGCTATAGAGGTTTCTAGTAACTTGAGTTCTGTAGGCGCCACAGAGTTAGGATTGTAATCATTGCGTTTCACCGTGGCGACAGGCTCCCAGAGCACTAAGTCAATGGGATGGTCGCGCATTGGAGAGTGTTCATGGAGCGCTTGGCGTATCTGATTTATCGCTTGCACTTTCTCCTGTAGGGATAGACTGTCCAATTCCTGGAATAGGGTTTTGCACCGGGGGATTAGGCTCATTAGTGTCTCCTTGGGTTTCCAATTGTGCGAAGGATTTGTCTATGGCTTGATAATGCTGTTCCATAAGTTTAAGATACTTCAGCGGCTTATTTATGTCAAATTTATTAGATTTAGCTAGGTTCTCAGCTTTGGTCAAGTACTGCAAATTCCAAGGCACGTTTAGGCCACACACATCTTTGTGGGTTACGGGAATGATGTGATCAACGTGGTGACCTTTAGGACCCTCCTTTAAAATAGTGATCAGACTTTGCTTGTCAAGCCAAGGCGGCGTGGCGTTGCTAGTCCTCTTTTTGGATGCTATCAAGTATGCCTTATAATAATCCCAATTATCGCGTTTCCATTTGGCAGTAGCGACGTTCAGGCGCCTGGCGTTTTTACGACAGTATGAGGCTTGATGCTTGGCGGCTAGCTCAGGATGAGTTTTTTTCCATGCCTTAGTGTAGGCAACGTCTTTAGTCTGTTGAGCGGGATCTTTTCGACGTTCCCGCATGCGATGCATAGCGCATAGACCTTCCGAAAACCTATTGTTAGTACATCCCGCCGACGTGCATTTTTGCTCTTTCTCTAATACTCTCTCGTATTCAGCCGATCCATGCCTACGATTTTTGTCGTAGTGTTTCTTGCAAAAACCTTTAGAGTAATAAGCATTCTTACAACCTATTATCGAGCACGTATTCATCCTTAAAGTATGCACTTATTTGTACGTGTTGTAAATGAAAAAAGCCCAGAGCTTTCGCTCCAGGCTTTAAATCTTACGATTTTACTTGACTATTACGCGCTGAGCTGGACCACCATATTCCAACCAGGAGCAGAACAAATCAGATTGCCATAATACCCGATCCTGATTTCCAGTGCATCCGCGTTACCAACCCTGAGTCCCTCCAAACCTTCCATACCATATGTTAAGATATGCGGTACCTTGCCCAAGCTCCTAAGCTTCCACGTATTCATGGTCAGGACATACGCGGTCTGAGCAGGACATGACCTGTCAGCCAAGATGGTCACCTTGCCATACGCGCTCTGAAACGTGATGCCGTCGAATGCAACTTCAACTTCATCGTGCTTCACTTCAGCATATAAGACCTTAGCGCCCAGAGCGTTGACAAGCGATGCATAGGACGCGAAGTCCATGATGATCATGTCAGGCTTGGCACCTTCTCGGTTAGCGAATGCCAATGCATTTGTCATGCCTTCTTCAATGGTGAATGCCTGCGCATTGTACCGAAGACCTGCAAGACGCGTTGGGTCAGCCGAACGATTCACACCCCAGAAATTATCCGTAGGTGCTGGGGAAGTGACTGGAATCCATGCGGCCAGTCCAGACAGTGCCAAGAAGCTACCAGTGCTCGTTGCACCGGCGGCTGGAAGGTCGCCCATGACTGTCAGATATGCGATGCCTGTGCCAATAGCCCAGTTAGCCGACAACGTTGCAGCCGAAGCTGTACCGCTGACAACGCCTGTTGCCCTGTTCACGCTGGTGAGAGTGACAAAGTCAGCGCTAGGTGCGCCGCCATCCGTAGCAGATGCCACGATGGTCATGCCCACTTCGAACTGAACGATCGCCTGGGGATTGCCCAAGGGAAGGACCGTGCCGCCAACAGTTACACCGGCTTGGGTGGAAGTTGCTGTAGAACTGCCACGCGTTGCCGTACCGCTATTGAAGAGTTCAAACGCGATGTTGTTGGTAATGTTCCTGAAACCGCCATCCATCTGAAGCTTCGCAGCATCGACGAATGCACCGGCGTCAGTTTTCGTCTGTTCCATCAGGAGGTTGGTGATAGTGACCAACTGGTAATCCTGAATAACGAACACGAAATAACTTGCAAGCTGCGTCGGTGTCTGGTTGCCCTGCGCGTTGGTGAACGTGTGGGAACGACCCTGCGGAACTCCATATTCCAGAGGAACCGGGATGTACTTACCCGCGAAGCCGTCTGGACTCTCATTTTTCGGAACTAGAGCAAGGAAAGGGTTTTCCTTGTAGACTAGATCCTGCATGTAATCTTTGTCATCAGTATACAACTCCTTAAGAGAAGCAATCTGATTACCACTAGTTGCATATACCGCTGCCATATCGTTTTATCCTTTTATTTCAATTTGTTGTGAAACGCTGCAATTGCACGTTCGCGACTTGTCATCGGCCGCTGGGCGCCTGCTGCGTTCGTTAAAGTCTTGGGTGGCTGCTTGGAGCCGGGGACTGACTCTTGCTGAGTCGTGGTGGCCGTTGTGGGCCTCATACGCGCTTGGGTCTTTTTCAGACGCGCGTATTTCATCGCTTCTTCCACTAGGTGTTCTTCAACAGCGTTTGCCGCATCTTCCGTTGACATCAAGATGCCATCCTCTTTGAATGTCTGTTCAATGAGTTCAACAACGTCATTTACGGTGCCCGCCGCCCGAATCGCCTCATAGGCGTCTGGGTCGGATTGCACCAGCTGTCTTGCATCTGCTTTGATCTGCTTGACGGCTTGATCGTAACCTTGCTGTTGACTGGCCTCGAAGGCTGTCGTAGTGGATGCTTGCTTAGTTTCTAACGAGTTCAATCTCGCTTCTAACTTTGCAATGTAGGCTTGCTGCTGTTGGGATTCTGGTGAGGGACCATTTAGAGCCATCTGAGTGAGCTGGTCGTAACCGATACCAAGTTCCTGCAGAACGGCCATTGTGTCCTTCGTGATCCTGTCCTTGTCGATGTATTTGGATTGATCAAACGCCGGAGCGGCATTGGCCTTCGCTGATGCTTCCCGTTCTGCCTTGATCGCTTCTCGTTCGGTTTTAAGCTTGATAGCTTCGGCTCTGAGAGCCTTTTCCTTGCGGGCGAGCTGGGCATATTGAGATGACAGCGGCTCTTCTTTGGTCTTCGTAGCTTCTGGAGTCGGATTGTCCTGTCCGTCTTCAGCACTGCGTAATTGGTCTAGTGTTGCGGCTTTAGTTGGTGATATTGCTGAGATATCTTCGGGTGAAGCGTTATTCTGACTCACCAGGGCAAGCTGAGCGGGAGAGCCCTTGGTGAGCATTGCAATAGCGCGCTCTCTGCCTGTGGACTGATGATTGGAGCCTGAAGAGTTTGCTGTTGGTGCGACTGCTGATGACGTGACTGTGAAAGCCATGGTAGTTTCCTTTATGGATTTAGTTGATGTGACAATGCTTTTAGTTGGTTGTTATTTTACGTTATTGTCCGAAGTTTTCAGACGCTCGTATTCAGTAGCAGCAAAGGCCGGGCACCAAGTGCTGTGACCGCCGGTGCCTGCTTTAGTGCTACCGCATTCGCAAATATTCACTGGGGTTTCAATGCCTTGGAAGTATTTGTTAAAACATTCTTGAAGCTGAGCGGCGAGGTGGTTACGAGTACGTACCCATGCATCCCTTTTCGCTGACAACCGGATAGCGTTCTTTTCTTGGGTTAGCCGTTTATGCTCGGCATAGTCTTCCGGTCGTATTTCGCGCACAGTGAAGCCAGGCGAGCGGCTCTCTTTGGGTATGATGTAGACCTTAGATAGGTCCGTGTAGCTGGATAGCCAAAATGTATTTCTCATTTTACACCCGGCCTTAATTTTGTACTCGGTCTTTGCCTGCGGACTAAAGTACATTGTTGCGAATCGGCGTTGCGGATGAAAAGCGTCACTGTGCAAGCTTCTTCATATGCCTTTTCGGCAGCGAAGATAACTTGCATATTAGCCAATAATTTTAGGTAGGCTTGGTGACGCTGTTCTTCTGCTTTTTGTTCGGTCATAAAAATACACATACTTTTCCTTGCTTGTTGGTAATCAGTAGCTTCTAGTTTTATGCAGCCGGGGGTGCGGGCTGCTGGGCACCGTTAGGGATTAACGGAGATTGGGGTGTAGGCTGTGGATTCGCTTGTGGGGCCGCTGGCTGGCCTGCTGGTGGCATTGGCGGCACTGAAGCCTGTTTGATAGCTTGGATCTGCGAAAAGAAGTCCCGGAGCATTTGGCAGCGGTCTTCTTCAAGCTTGGAACTTGCATACAGGTTGTAATATTGCACCGTCAGCTCATTGGCTAAGTCCAAGTCCATGAAAGCATCTGGCATCTTGTAGTCGCCTTCTTCCACTATGGCGTCTAAGTACTGGAATATGCGCTCTTCGCTGGCATTGGCTAGGGTCTCGACTTGATCAAGATCTGGATAATCCAGCAGTCTGCGGCCTTCCTTGATGGTCACCATACCCGCTTGGATCATTTCAGTGATCTTCTGCATGCGCCCGGCTGGGTCTCTAGGCAAACTACTCATGTTGAAGCACTGGATCACGAATGGGTCTTCCAGCATGTCCATGTCAGGTAAGTCTATCTGTTTGGCTCCATTCTTATTGGGGTATACAGTTTCATAACTACCCGTGCGCTCTGCTACATCTTTGGCGACATCAGTAACCAAGTAAGCCAGATCAATGAATAAATTATCGTAACGACGGCTAAGGGCAGCAAAACGGTCAGTAGAAATGTCATCGTAAGTTCGTATAGCCTCGCCGGAGTCGAGACCACTTGGTATTTCGGAACTAGCCTGCAATGCAGACACACCACATTGCTGATATGCGTAGCCGATGAGCCTTTGCAATTGTGCGTAGAGTTCTTCAGGTACACACGGAGCAACTTCGTAGACAGGTTTCGTGCCTTGGTATTCAATTAATGTTCCTATCTCATTGTTAAAACTAGCTTTATTGACTTTACTGCCCATCTCAACAAAAACACGCGGTACACCGACTAGGCGGATTGCACGGCTTATAGTATACAGCAAGGAGTTAATCTCCATCTGAGTGCCCATGAGCTGCTCAGCAAGCCCTTGAGCCCAGAAACCTAGCATGCGAGGGCTGTAGTGCAGGAAGGCGTAGGGGAAGCGATCCTTGCCCCACTCATCGTCTAAGATAGTGCCAGAGCTGCAGGCTATCGTGTGGCGGCCATCCTTGGCATCCTTGCCCGACTTGAGACGCCAACCTTCAATGACAAGCACCATTTCTGCGACCGACCGGGTGCTGTCTGAACTATTATCGATTGTGGCTGTCTCTGCATCCTTGATGATATTCTTGTAGCCCGGGAACATATCCATAAGTACGCGGCGATCAATGAGTTTCTTTTCGTACAGTGTGCGAGGTTCACCATAGACGGCTTCATTGTGGTCCACAATCAGTTCTGTGAGCAGCCTACGCTCTACGACTACTTTGTCTTGATTCTCATAAACCTTGAGGCAGCCAGTACCTTCTACAAGGGCGTCTCGAAGTACTACCGATGCTTTCTCATAGGTTTTGGTCTGGTAGAATTCTCCTAATATAAAATTATTGAGTTGTTTTGCAAGTCTACGCTCTTTGTAGTCTGAATTGTCGGTGAGGAAGACAGGTGCTGGACGGCTTTGAGAAATTCTGGATACAAGTGTATCTGTAGCTGATTGTACGACGTTGAATGTGGGGCGATCCATTGGCAGATTGTTGGCACTGTCGAACTTCGACATATTGGTGCCAATGAAGCTGAACATGGACATATTGCCGTACAAACGTGCATATATTGCTGCCTGTCTTTCTCTAAATATCTGATTCTTTTGAAGATACACCGCTGTAGCAACGAGCTGTGCGCCGCGCTCTGTCGCATTCTTACCCAGCCACCATTGATATGCACCGTTGCGTTGACTATTCTCTGTAGTCTTAGCGGTGTAGCTGGTGTGTTTTGGGCGGTCTACGTTCGTGACTTTCACTTAAGACTCCAGAAGTCCTATAGGTATGCCGCCTACGCTGTAATAGAGCTTGTCCTCTTCTGACAGTGCGTCCCAACCCTCAACTTGCACTTCGCCTTGGATGGATTGAGTTTGCTTTGAAGCTGATTTAACAACTTTGGGTAGTGGTGTAGGCGCTAAAGTAAACTCAATATCGCCTTGCTTGTAGTGCAGTATACCAGCCTTGCGACAGGCTTTAGCTAGGGCAGCAAGTTCTTTGGGGGTCATGTTAGAACCCTCGCTTTGCCTTCAGCTTTGCCCTGATCTTGCTCACGATGCTATTGTCCTGCATATTCTCGGAGTTCTCTTCTTCCATATCTCCTTTAGAATCAAGAGGTTGTTTACTGATTTGGCTATCATCGTATACGTCTTCAAGTGCATGGGCATTGGCGCGGACATATGGCGTCTGATCATTATCGTCGGCATTCTCTTGGATGTCAGATTCACCAGTGTCAAGTGCAGCCTTACGTGCTGCGCGTTTGGCCATAATGGCGTCTGCGATCGAGCTGGCGTGGTCTTCATCGTCGTTCATGAAGTCATTGGAGTCAGATCCAATCTCACCACCTTCAGCTACCCACTGCTCGGCATCGTATTCCTTTTTGTCCGGACCCATAGTGAGGCTGGCATGCTCGTAGTCCGGTCCGCCATCCCATTGCTCGCCCATATAGTCTTCTTTAGGCCACCGCTTATCGTCGGGCTTGCGTTGTGGTACACCCGGCTCCTGTGTAGCGCGCACTGCTGGGCCACCGTAGGCCATCATCGTGTCTTCGTCGTCTTCGGCAAATGCTTCGGGTTTAATTTTATCTTTAGGTGGTGATTCCTGATGAGATGCGGCTATGGCATCTTCTACGCTATCGTGCGTAGTGTGGCGCATTTTATCGCCTTCTGCTCCGCCTCTGCGAGTAAGATAGGTGACCGTTTTTCCGTTATCTCCTTTTCTATTGGCATTGATAGTATGATTTCCGCCTTCCGCCGTGTCGCGGCGATACTCTTCGTTACCTAGGATAGTCCCCCGCTTGAATCCGGCCTTTTCCATCGCCCTGCCGCCCTTAGCATAGTCTGTGATGCCAGATTTAGTGTCCGTGGTAGGAGAGCCGT